TTGAAGTCCGGTCTGACCCTGGACTCCTGTTGGTCCTTGAAGACCGGTCTGACCTTGGACTCCTGTTACTCCCTGACTACCTTGAGTTCCAGTTTGTCCTTGAAACCCGGTCTGACCCTGGACTCCTGTGGGTCCTTGTAATCCAGTTTGACCCTGGACTCCTGTTGAGCCTTGAGGACCTGTCTGTCCTTGAACTCCAGTCGAGCCACTAGTTGATGCACCGTAAGTGACATAATCGGGAGAAGGGTCGAAATATATAGTACTAGCATCTGGATGGGCTACTCCCAGAACTTGAATTGCATCATCGATTGAGTTAGGCTGAGTTTGTGTAAATCCGCCTCCAACACCTAAATAGAGTATTCCGCCTACAGCCCAAGACCAAGCATCATTTCTAGCTGTACCAAGCAATAAAATGTTTCCTGTAGTATCAGTACCAATAGTAGCGACAGCTAATCCTTCACATGGGTATTTTCCAATAATAGAAGCATCTGCTTTATAGGCTTTTCCATCCGAACTAAAATAAACTGGATCACCAAAAGCTAGTACCTCTCCCGCTGTTTTCGTTTCTGTTATACCTATAGAAGTAGTATTCGAGGCCATGGTCTCGGTAATAAACATTGTACCAATACCAGTTATACCTTGAAGACCGGTCTGACCTTGTACTCCTGTATTTCCCTGTATTCCCTGGACTCCTGTTCCTCCCGATGTACCGAATACTCCAGTAATACCTTGTAATCCAGTCTGACCCTGGACCCCTGTTAATCCTTGAATTCCTTGAACTCCAGTCGGACCTTGCAAGCCTGTATTTCCTTGGACTCCCGTAACTCCTTTAAGACCTGTCTGACCCTGGACTCCTGTTACTCCTTGTAATCCTGTATGGCCCTGTACTCCTGTTACTCCTTGTAATCCTGTCTGGCCCTGTACTCCTGTGGTTCCCTGAACACCTTGAACTCCAGTTGGTCCCTGTAGCCCGGTTTGACCTTGGACTCCTGTTGTACCTTGTAACCCGGTTTGACCTTGGACTCCTGTCGGTCCTTGTAATCCTGTCTGGCCCTGTACTCCTGTGTTACCCTGAATTCCTTGGACTCCCGTAGGGCCCTGTAAACCTGTTTGTCCCTGAACTCCTGTTGGACCTTGTAATCCTGTTTGTCCCTGAACTCCTGTTGGACCTTGAAATCCAGTCTGACCCTGGACTCCTGTTACTCCTTGTAAACCTGTCTGACCTTGGACTCCTGTATTTCCTTGTATCCCCTGAACGCCTGTTGAACCTTGAAGACCAGTCTGACCTTGGACTCCTGTTGGACCTTGTAACCCGGTTTGACCTTGGACTCCTGTTGGACCTTGTAACCCGGTTTGACCTTGGACTCCTGTTGATCCCTGTAACCCTGTTTGTCCCTGAACGCCTGTTGGACCTTGTAATCCTGTCTGGCCCTGAACGCCTGTTGGCCCCTGAATTCCCTGGGCCCCAGTAAATCCCTGCAGACCTGTCTGGCCCTGGACTCCTGTTACTCCCTGCAATCCGGTTTGACCCTGAACGCCTGTATTACCTTGAATACCCTGTACACCAGTAGGTCCCTGTAAGCCTGTTTGTCCCTGAACGCCTGTTGCACCTTGAAAACCTGTTGGACCTTGGACTCCCGTTGGGCCCTGTAAACCTGTTGGACCTTGGACTCCCGTTACTCCTTGCAGACCTGTCTGACCCTGAACTCCTGTAGGACCTTGAAGACCTGTTTGACCCTGAACGCCTGTAAGCCCTTGAACTCCTGTAGGTCCTTGTAATCCTATAGGTCCCTGCAGTCCGGTTTGGCCTTGTACTCCGGTATAACCCTGAGGGCCAGTTGATCCCATAGGCCCAGTCGGTCCTTGTGGGCCTCCCAATGGTCCTGTGGTTCCTTGAACTCCCTGAGTTCCGGTATAGCCCTGAAGACCCTGAGCTCCCTGACTTCCTCTAATAGACTGCCAATTTGTTCCGTCATATATTTTTAAAACAGGCATTTTAACCTCTTATTCGTAAACAATAGTAACATTCGCAGCACCAGTGCCTCCATTTAACACATAAGAAAGGCCTGTAAAAAAATCCAAATGATAATCTATAGACCCAAATGAACTTGTTGCACTTGTTGAGAAAATAGCAAAAGGATTTGCTATTGCTGTATTATCATACAAAGTCAATGTATTAGCACCTGTACCTAAAGAATTAATCACTACTTTATGTAATCTTCCTGGACCATATTTAAGAACAACAGCACTCGCACTACTTGTTGTAGCATAAGCATACATGGGAGCAGTTTCTGCAGCCCCAAGTCTATTAATTGTTGCTGATCTTACCATAATATTGTTATTTGCAGTATTCCCTGTACCATTTACACATTCCATACCAATCAATAAATGAGGAGTAGAAACTAAAGGTAAAGTTGGAGCAGATAACGTATGTAAAAGGACATTACTTATATAGAAGTAAGCATTTGAATTAGTCCAATAAATTTCATAAGTACGATTAGTGTTATCCATACTGTAAGCAACGCCATAAGTTCCGTTAAAAGAGCCGTTTGACGTAGTAGTATCAACAGAACTCTTACGACTCATCAAAGACACATTTGTACCATCATATTGATAGAAATAACCATCTGTTGTATCATAAGCACCCCAACGTCTTGTACAAGCCCCAGCCTGAGTCGGGCATCTTACTTGCCCTCTATAATAATTACACATTCCGGGTAAATACCTAGCCCGACGAATTGATTGCACTCTTATAGAAGAAGATGCTGTAGTCCCATCTGCAATTACCATCTCACCGTTAGATTGAGTTACATTCCCAGATCCAGTAGCCGTTGATTGCCAGAAATTAGTATCCACAGTACTTCCTGAAATAGCTACACCAGCAAGTCTATAAGAAGTTGTGGTCTTTAATTCAGACATCGGAGTAACTAGGACTCTAGTATCGAAATCTCCCTCAATTTCGTAAACGCCTACTTTTAAATTTCCTTCAGTACTCAAAGCTCTCGGAAGAGCTTCAACAATAGGGCATAAAACTGTGGATAAAACTTTTGTTGTGGTTGAAGATGTTCCTACATTCTTTACACGCACTCGGGCATAGGCATCAGTTGCCTGAGTTGTCCATGAATTACCACCCAAATCATTGTAATAATTAAATTGATCATTTATATACCAATTAGAGTTATCTGGCCCTTGATCTATAAACACATTACAATTCTGATCCGATTTTAAATTAACTTGTATGGCATTCACACCAAGAGTCGAGACTCCTGTTCCTGTAAATATCCCATTAACTGGTAAATTAGAACTATCAGAATTACCACTTGATACCGTAACTGCTTGATTAATTGATCTGAAATAACTCATAGTACCGCCCATGCTCCTGTTAAGTAATCACTTACCATCAAAGAATCATATTGAAGTAAACTTTGACTGCTAGCTCCATCAAGAGTGTCTGAATTACTGCCATCAACATTAATTGTACCGGAACCCACATATTTAACCCATAACAATCGACCTGTCCCAGTTGCTGGAGGCAAAGTAACATCATAACCACTACTAGAAGCTACAATCAATTCATCAGTACTTTTTACTGAGTAAGTATTCGATATAAGAGTGATCGCCAAAGTATTTCCAGGAGATGTACTGGTTGTGTCATACCATATCATTCCTTTAAAAGGACTCGGAATAGTTGGAGTAGCATCTTGTACCTTAGCTACTAATCGAACATCATGATCTGTAATAACACCTGAAGAATCAGGCATATCAAACAAGGTTGTATGTCGATTTGCTCCTGTAGATCCCTGAAGACCTGTATAACCCTGAGCCCCAGTATTTCCTTGAATTCCCTGAACTCCAGTTGGACCTTGTAAACCTGTCTGTCCTTGTACCCCGGTATTTCCCTGAACGCCCGTTACTCCAAATAATCCTGTCTGTCCCTGAACTCCTGTTGGTCCCTGTAAACCTGTCTGACCCTGGACTCCTGTGGGTCCTTGTAGCCCGGTCTGACCTTGTACTCCTGTTGGCCCCTGAAGTCCTGTATTACCTTGGACTCCTGTGTTTCCTTGAATTCCCTGAACACCAGTACCTCCCGAAGTTCCGAAAACTCCAGTAATGCCCTGAAGACCAGTCTGACCTTGTACTCCAGTATTTCCTTGAGTTCCTTGGACTCCAGTACCACCCGAGGTTCCAAACACTCCAGTAATACCTTGTAATCCGGTCTGACCTTGTACTCCTGTTGGTCCCTGAAGACCAGTTTGACCTTGAACACCAGTATTTCCCTGAGTTCCTTGTACTCCTGTACCTCCCGAAGTTCCAAACACTCCAGTAATACCTTGCAAACCGGTTTGTCCCTGAACTCCTGTTAATCCTTGAACACCAGTAGGGCCCGTTAATCCGGTCTGGCCTTGGACTCCTGTTACTCCCTGAAGACCTGTTTGACCCTGAACTCCCGTGTTTCCTTGAATTCCCTGGACTCCTGTCGGTCCTTGTAAACCTGTCTGACCAGCGACTCCTGTGAGTCCTTGAATACCGGTCTGGCCTTGGACTCCTGTAGGACCTTGTAATCCAGTCTGGCCTTGGACTCCTGTAGGACCTTGTAATCCTGTCTGACCAGCGACTCCAGTATTTCCTTGTATTCCCTGGACTCCAGTTAAACCTTGCAAACCAGTCTGGCCTTGGACTCCTGTAGGACCTTGTAATCCTGTCTGACCAGCGACCCCTGTCGATCCTTGTAAACCTGTTTGACCCTGAACTCCCGTAGGTCCCTGTAGTCCTGTCTGGCCCTGAACTCCCGTTGGTCCTTGAAGTCCGGTCTGACCCTGAACTCCCGTGAATCCCTGGAAACCTGTCTGGCCCTGGACTCCTGTTACTCCCTGCAATCCTGTTTGACCTTGGACTCCCGTAGTTCCCTGAGATCCTGTAAGCCCTTGAACTCCCGTTAAACCTTGCAATCCTGTAAATCCTGCTCCTTGGACTCCCGTTAAGCCTTGAAAGCCAGTCTGGCCCTGTACTCCTGTTAGACCCTGTAATCCTGTAAATCCTGCTCCTTGGACTCCTGTTAGTCCTTGGACTCCTGTTGGGCCTTGTAACCCGGTCTGACCCTGGACTCCTGTATTTCCTTGAACTCCAGTCAGTCCCTGAACTCCCGTTGGACCCTGCAATCCAGTCGGGCCTTGTAACCCGGTCTGACCTTGTACTCCTGTATTTCCTTGAACTCCAGTTAGTCCTTGAACACCTGTTGGACCTTGTAAACCAGTACTTCCCTGAACTCCCGTTTGACCTTGAACCCCTGTTAATCCTTGAAACCCGGTCTGTCCTTGAACTCCAGTATTTCCCTGTATTCCCTGGACCCCAGTTAGTCCTTGTAGTCCTGTCGATCCTTGTACTCCAGTAAGCCCCTGAAGTCCAGTCTGACCCTGAACCCCTGTTGGACCTTGTAAACCAGTCTGACCCTGAACCCCTGTTGGTCCCTGTAGACCTGTCTGTCCTTGAACTCCTGTATTTCCCTGAACTCCAGTTACACCTTTTAATCCGGTCTGACCCTGGACTCCAGTTTGTCCTTGAACTCCTGTTTGACCCTGGACTCCCGTTACTCCTTGCAGACCTGTCTGACCCTGGACTCCTGTAGGACCTTGAAGACCTGTTTGACCCTGAACTCCCGTTACTCCCTGCAGACCGGTCTGGCCCTGGACTCCTGTTTGGCCTTGAACACCTTGGACTCCAGTCGGACCCTGAAGACCTGTTTGGCCCTGCACCCCAATTGAACCCTGAAGACCCGTTTGGCCCTGAACCCCTGTGGGTCCCTGTAGACCCGTTTGGCCTTGGACTCCCGTTGTACCTTGTACCCCAGTCTGACCTTGTACTCCTGTTGGGCCTTGCAGGCCTGTTTGACCCTGAACTCCGGTAGCTCCTTGTAATCCTGTTTGGCCTTGGACTCCAGTATTTCCTTGAACACCTTGGACTCCAGTTGGACCTTGCAATCCTGTCTGGCCTTGTACGCCTGTATTTCCCTGGACTCCAGTGTTACCTTGAATACCCTGGACTCCTGTTGGTCCTTGTAATCCTGTTTGACCCTGGACCCCTGTATTCCCCTGAATTCCTTGAACTCCTGTTGGTCCTTGCAGTCCGGTCTGACCCTGGACTCCTGTTGGTCCTTGAAGACCGGTCTGACCTTGGACTCCCGTGAGACCTTGTAGTCCAGTCTGACCCTGGACTCCTGTCACACCTTGAACACCCGTGGGACCTTGCAATCCAGTCTGTCCTTGAACTCCTGTTGGACCCTGTAGACCGGTTTGACCCTGGACTCCTGTGTTCCCCTGAACTCCTGTATTTCCCTGAAGTCCCGTTTGTCCTTGAACTCCTGTTGGACCCTGTAGACCGGTTTGACCCTGGACTCCTGTTGGTCCTTGTAGACCAGTCGATCCTTGAACTCCAGTATTCCCCTGTACTCCTGTATTTCCTTGAACACCTGTTGGACCCTGTAATCCAGTTGATCCTTGAACTCCTGTATTTCCTTGGACTCCAGTCTGACCCTGTACCCCAGTTAATCCCTGAACTCCTGTTGGTCCTTGCAATCCAGTTTGACCTTGGACACCTGTTTGACCTTGGACACCTGTTTGACCTTGGACCCCGGTATCTCCACGAACTCCGGTAAAGCCTCGCAATCCTGTATTTCCTTGAGATCCTATAGATCCTTGAACTCCAGTATAACCCTGCAGCCCTGTAGAGCCCGCAACTCCTGTAGGTCCCTGTAGACCAGTAGAGCCCGCAACTCCTGTTGATCCTTGTACTCCTGTCGTGCCATCGACTCCAGTAATACCTTGTAATCCAGTATAGCCTGTCGCTCCGACTCCAGTGTTTCCTTGAGTTCCAGTTAATCCTTGAATGCCAGTCTGACCCTGAACTCCAGTTGGACCTTGTAGACCTGTGAAACCAGCAACTCCAGTTGCTCCTTGAAGACCGGTCTGACCCTGAACTCCAGTTAAACCTTGAGAACCGGTCTGGCCTTGAACTCCTGTCGGACCCTGTAAACCTGTATTTCCTTGGACACCAGTGACTCCTTGAATTCCCTGAGTCCCAGTACGGCCCTGAACTCCTGTTGGACCTTGTAAACCTGTATTTCCTTGGACACCAGTGACCCCTTGAATTCCAGTCTGACCTTGGACTCCCGTGATTCCCTGTAATCCTGTATGTCCTTCAACTCCGGTATTACCTTGAATTCCTTGAACGCCAGTTGGTCCCTGAAGACCTGTGTTACCTTGAACACCAGTATTACCTTGGACTCCAGTATTTCCTTGAACACCTTGTACCCCGGTAATTCCTCTAAGGCCTGTCTGACCTTGTACTCCAGTGTTACCCTGCACACCCGTTAATCCTTGAACTCCAATAACTCCTGTTGATCCCTGCAGCCCTGTGTTTCCTTGAACTCCAGTATTTCCCTGAACTCCTTGAACGCCAGTTGGACCTTGAAGACCCGTTCCACCTTGAAGACCTGTATTTCCCTGACTTCCAGCTGGACCTACATTACCTTGTATTCCTTGAACCCCTGTAGGGCCTTGCAATCCCGTTGACCCTTGTAAGCTGGCAACAGAAAGAGGAGACATTAAATGAGAAGCATGATCTGTACCATCAATAAACATTGATATAGTAACAGGGGAAAGAGACTGAGTCGAAGCGTAATAATTAACTACAAGTCTATCATCAACGGCACCCGAAAAATCAGGTTCTGATATATAGGTAACATAAAGATCGGGCTGATTAAGGCTGGTTATATTTCCCGTAGTTACAGTAAAAAGAAGATTACTTGTTCCATCAAAAGTTCTTCGAAAAACCTTAATTAAAACCTCATTATATTCTGAATTATCATCAACTGAAGCATAGGTATAAAAATTCCAATTTCCTCCAGACCATATGACTGTTCCAGGGTCATTAGAAAGACTAATATAGGCTTGGCTATTAAAAAGTGTTTGACCAGAACCAGCTGTAATACTAACAGATTCAATATCCTCAGGATCGGGACTAGGTGTTCTACGTAGTTGGTAAAAAGCAGTCGAATCTACATCAGTAGAATCATGCGGATAATAAGCGGCTCCTATGTTATAGCCAACAACTCCACGAACTCCAGTATAACCTTGAAGACCCGTCTGACCTTGGACTCCTGTTGGTCCCTGTAATCCAGTTTGACCTTGGACTCCTGTACGTCCTTGAACACCAGTAAGCCCCTGAACTCCTGTTGGACCCATCAAACCCGTGGGACCTTGTAATCCGGTATTTCCTTGGACTCCAGTTAATCCTTGAACTCCAGTTCTTCCTTGAACTCCTGTTGGACCCTGTAATCCAGTATTTCCTTGAACTCCAGTATTTCCCTGTACACCTGTCGGTCCTTGAAGTCCGGTTACACCTTCAACTCCAGTAGTTCCTTGTATACCTGTCTGACCTGTGTCTCCCGTAGGACCCTGTGGTCCTATCGAACCTTGAACTCCTGTAGTACCCTGATCTCCAGTTAATCCAAGTACACCAGTTAATCCTTGTATTCCTTGAGGACCTTCTTCACCATCAGCTCCTGTTACTCCCTGTATTCCGATTATTCCTGTTGGACCTTGTAAACCTGTGTCTCCTTGAGGCCCACCAAAGGGTCCAGTAAGACCCTGAAGTCCTGTTTCTCCCTGAACTCCAGTTGGGCCACCAGATGTTCCTGTTATTCCTTGTACACCAGTAGATCCTGGAGGGCCACCTAATGGTCCAGTTGTTCCCTGAACTCCAGTTGGGCCCTGAATACCTGCACCCGTATACCCCTGAAGACCTGTCTGACCTTGAACTCCTGTAGTTCCAGGAGCTCCAGCTGGGAAATAACGAATGCTTAAACGAGGTCGATTTGTGGTATCTGAATTTTGGAAAGTATACAACGAATAATCAGAATTATTACTGCCAGTAGCATCTATTATAAAGCCGTTATTTGGATAAGTCCCATTAATAATGTTTTGTAATACCGTTATGCCGTCAAGATTTAAAGGAACTATCTTTTGGCCTACACTGCCAACAAAAGAGGCCAGCATGGTAGTGTCAAAATCACCACCAGGAGTAAACCATAAATTAGAAGAATCGGATCTAACCCAAGTTGCTGTTGTTTCAACCCATGTTTTTGTAACTCTAAAAAGACTAGCAACATCAGCACTCTGAGAAGTCCCTTGATAAAATATTATTGAGGCATCAACAATAGCCGAGTATGGGGCAATTGTATTTAGATTCCATTTTATTAAAGATCTTTTTGCATCCGTTAATTCAGACCCATACCACATAAGGGGATCTGAACCGTAATTTGTACTAGAAGAATCCTCATGCAGCCAGGTATCAGCACCAGACTGTATCGTAAAAGTTGCTATATTTACGCCAGTTTGACCCTGTATACCTGTGACTCCTTGAATACCCGTCTGGCCCTGTATTCCGGTAGAACCTTGTACTCCGGTAACTCCTTGGATTCCTTGAACTCCAGTTCTACCCTGGGGCCCTGTAACTCCTTGAACACCTGTGCCACCACCCGCGACTCCGGTAACTCCCTGAACACCTGTGCCACCCCCTGCAACTCCGGTGACTCCTTGAAGACCCGTTCGACCTTGGGGCCCTGTAATTCCTTGAACACCTGTAACTCCTATTTTATCTGTTATATGGCGAATATCTGCATTATAAGCAGCTTCGACAATACCACCTGGAAGATTTGCATAAACCAAATCTGAGGGAGGTAAACTGTATTTTCTATTAATTGTATCTTCAGTTAATAACGCATAAGAGCCATTCATCGGGAAATCGTCTTCAGGAACATCTTCATCCCAAAGCATTGTTGCCGAAATATGGACCCCGTCCGTATTCGATCCAGGAACGATAGAAGTTATCTTATATCTATGAGCAACTCCTGGAACAGGATTAAAAGTATTAGGATCAACAGAAGCAACAACGACGATAAAACCGATTTGTATATCTAATGAGCCATTACCTGTAGCATCGGCCTGATTATCGAACACAGCATTAGTAAAAGTATACTCCCCTGGATTCCCAGTGGGAGTAAACGAGCTAACAAAAAGTGTTCCATTTATAATTCTTGCCATGGGTTTCCTTAGAAATGCAGCACAATAAATCTTGAAAAGCCAGTACCTAAATTACCAAACTCAAAAGTAGAGTAAGAGCCACTTATGTTTGTAACCATAGTTGCTCCAACTGCAGTTAAGTTATCTGAGTCTGATCGAACATTAAAATCTGGGATATAGATACTAGATAGATCTGTGTCATCTCCAGCACCATTAACTATGCTCGTAGGAACAACAAGATCATAAGTTGTTCCAGGTCTTGTTCCAGTTCTTATGTGTAAGGAGAGAAGTTGCACATCTGAGTGATCTCCAGTAGGAGCTGAAAGGACTCCACCCGTCGCTGGATTACCCACATGTGAATAAGTAAAACCTATACTATAAGCAGCACTACTTCCACCAGTGCCGTCAATATTTGAAGTAAATATAGAAAAAGAAGTTGTGTCCGTAAAATTTATCGGAGCAACTTGATAATCCATATTTGTATTTCGAACTATAACATTATTTCCAGTAGTATGACCATGAGCAGCACGATATAAGGTAAGATTTGTTCCAGACCTGAACCAGGTAACTCCAGAATAAACTGTGGAGCTCGAGACAAGTTTTACTTCAGAACCTGGAGATGTGACTACACTATAACGGCTAACTGGATTAAACTCAACTTGAACACCAGCATTTAAACCACTTAAGCCTGTATTTCCTTGAACCCCAGTATTTCCCTGAACCCCAGTTAAACCTTGAACTCCCGTTGGCCCTTGAAGACCTGTACTTCCTTGAACACCAGTATTACCTTGGACGCCAGTATTTCCCTGAACCCCTGTTACTCCTTGGACTCCAGTGGTTCCTTTTACTCCAGTCGGCCCCTGTAACCCTGTTTGGCCTTGAACGCCAGTATTACCCTGAATTCCTTGTACACCTGTTGGTCCCTGAAGACCTGTGTTCCCCTGAACTCCAGTATTACCTTGAACTCCTATTAATCCTTGAACTCCTGTGGTTCCTTGAGCTCCTACACCTGTTTGACCTTGTGTTCCTGTAGAACCTTGAGGTCCAGCGGAAGGGCCAGTTATTCCTTGAAGACCAGTATTTCCTTGTACTCCTGTATTTCCTTGGAGACCAACTCCTGTGTATCCTTGAGTTCCCGTTTGACCTTGTAGACCAGTTTGACCTTCAAGGCCAGTTTGACCCTGAACTCCTGTTGGTCCTTGTAGACCTGTACCTCCCTGGACTCCTCCAGAAGGACCAGTTATTCCTTGGACACCAGTGTCTCCTTGAATTCCAGCACCGGTGAAACCCTGAAGTCCTGTCTGTCCCTGAACTCCAGTATCTCCCTGAATACTGACACCAGTAAAACCTTGAACACCAGTAGATCCCGTGTCTCCGACACCTGTTGACCCTATAGCTCCAACGCCTGTTAATCCCTGAAGGCCTTGAACTCCAGTTTGGCCTTGAACTCCAGTCGATCCCTGAAAACCTTGAACTCCAGTTAATCCCTGAAGACCTGTTCGACCTTGAACTCCCGTTTGTCCTTGGACTCCAGTAGATCCTAAGCTACCTTGAACTCCTGTTGGGCCCTGTACTCCAGTAAAACCTTGGATTCCTGTTGGGCCCTGAAGTCCGGTAGTTCCCTGAACTCCAGTAAACCCTATTCCTTGAACTCCCGTCACTCCCGTTGGTCCCGTAGGACCCGTAGAACCGGTAGGCCCTAAGACACCTAAGGCAACTCTATTTATTGCATCATAGATTGTTTCGGTTGAATCGTAATAAAGATTCTTAGAATAAATTGCGTCCGGTTGTGTTGGATCACGCTGGATCCATTTTGCCTTAGTCTTAGCCACGTAAGCCTCCCAGTTTTTGCCAGAAATACGGGTAATATTCCTGGATATATCCCCTAGGATCAAATAATAATGACGACCGTTATTCTCAGTTTTTTGCCAGAATCAACAAAATTCCGGATATGTCCCGCTGAGGATGGTCAAATTGATTATATGTAAGTGCTTATTAAAAGATTATTCAAAGGGAATTTACATAGACGGAAGAACTACAAATTAGGCTATGTAATATTTAAAGACGTGGATCCAGAAGTATGGTCAAGATCTTCATCGGTTCCTATCGATCCTCGAAGCAAGACATGAACGGCACCGTTTTTATCGTAAGCTTTAACCTCGGTTTTCTGCCAAGTTCCGTCTTTAGCAAAAGGAGACCATTGCACAGGGGCCTGGAAATCAGGAGCAACATGAACTAGTTTTTTTCTTTCCCGACCCAGTTCATGAGTATAATAGACATAAACTTTACCCAATTTATTTGAAGAATCAAAATAACTATCTGGGGAATCGGACTGAATTGCGGTAATCAAAACAGGTTGATTTATATAAGAAGTGACTGAAGTAGAATCAGCAACACTCGGAACTAAAAAATAACTAATCGAAGTTATCGAGGGTTCAGGCCCACCACCTCCGCCTCCAAACCCAACACCTGTTCTTGCATCACCAAATAGATCTGTTGGGTAACCAGTAAAACTTGGGTATCCATCTCCTGGATTAGGAGGAAAAGTAATTCCCGCATACAAAGAAGGATCAGTAAAGGCACTCTTAGAAGCATTCCAAGCAGGAAAGGCAGGGGCTGACCAATTCTCCTGACAATGAGTCTTAGGGTAAGTAGTAGTTGTAGTTAAAACAGTATTTGTAAGAGTTACGGTAGGTGGAAAATCAAAGGTTGTTGTTATGGTCCCTCGAATTATAGAATCTATGAACTCTAGAAAAAACGGCATATAATCAGTAGGATCTGATTGATAAGACGATGTTATAGACCCATAGATGATGCACCCTTTAAAAATAGACCCTATATAATCAATAATATCTAAATCCCCTACAAAATAACAATTTTCATAAGTTAGATTACCATCTATTTCAAAAGCTGAAAAGGGAGAATTTAGTATAGCCGATTTAATAAAACCTGAGGGATTTGCCCAGAATTGACCTTGAATATACAATTGTTGAGTTACTAGATTCAGTCTCCATGGGCCATAAAGATTTAAATCCCAAGCATCCCACACATTTTCCCATACATTAAACACTCCCTGAGTTGGAACAAAATCTGTGAAAGATCCACGGCATAAAAATGTCTGACCAGAAGGAAAACCATTGGACGTGTTATTAGCTTCATCTAAAGAAAAAGGATCACCACTACTACCAGTATGGCTTCCCCCTATCACTGAAAAATCTACATAATATGTAGCCAAGTTACACCATTTCCTTTAACTAAGGGTTAAATCCTCATTAGGCCCTATAATATTCCTGTTAAGAAAATTAACAGCTCCATCGGTATCTTGTACTTTTATCTTAGTTTTTTGCCATGTTCCCGCAGTAGAATCGGATGTCCACGAAATAGGGCCTGAAAAATTAGAACTCGAATCAGGTAAATGAGTAATTACCTTTTTTTGTCTGTTGCCATTAGCTGTGTAAGTCACATCAATTCGACTAATCTGATTTGCAGCAGTAAAATAAGAATCGTTCGTTATTCTTGCTAAAATGTCCGTTGGATCTATTACAGAAGTAACAACGGTACTATCTCTCTGAGGAGTTGGATTAAAAGTATTGGTAGAATGTACGGGTAATTGTAGCAAAACAGCGGATGCAGAAGTTCCTAAATAAAATTTATTATTAAATACAGCAAAACTAGGTTGAGTAGTCTCACTCCCATACTGAGCACATACTTGTTCCCAGGCAGTCTCAGACTCATTCAACCTTATAAGAATGCCTGGACCCGTTAAACCCACTAGTCCGTAAAGTCTATTATTATAAACAGCTATGTTAATAACTGTATAAGACCCATATTGAGGAAGTATCGGAATCAAACCATCCTTTGTGGCATTCATTTTAAATAGACTAGAATTATTAGAAGTAGTTACATAAAGTTGGTCTTTAAAAGTACAAAGAGATTGTACTCTAAGAGCTCCTGGAGGAGGCCCTACCACAACGACGTCACTTCCATCAAAAGTATCATTTAGTTTAAGTAAATTACCACTAGATGAACCCCAATAATAATGGTTTTGAAAAACTTCAGCATTTATAGAACCTGCTGAAGAACCACTAGAAATAAGTTCCCAAGCATCATTTGTTACATTAAGCCTTAATAGTTTTCCTGAGGCTGTCATACCATATAGTCTGCTTTGATACACATTAAGATATTGAATAGTAGCTTCAGTTAGATATTTTGCAGCTACTACTTGCCAAGCATTTCCTGCATCATTAACTCGTAATAAAGAGGAACCTTGAGTTGTTCCTCCTGCACCTGCTCCAACTAACCAACCATTCCAATCCAATAGTCGAGTAATTCGAAGCACAGTACCAAGTTGAGGACAAATTTGTTCCCACCCAGATTCATCAAGAAGCAATCTCCATAAATACCCATGAGCTTGAGTACCTGCGTACAACCTACCATCCTGAGCTACATACAGAACTGATAACTGTGATTCAGCACTAAGTCTATCACAAATCTTTGTAAAAACACCTGGAGTCGTATAAGCAATAGTAAAAGGGGTTGAACTGATGGATACAATATCCGTAAAATCAATCTGAGAATTATCATCAGGGTCAGTATAAATAAGCCCGCTTATACGTATCAGACCAGAAGAGGTAACTGGACCAGTCACCACCCATAAGTATGAGCCCGTATTTGGAGTATCTGCTATTACTAATTCCCATGTAGTTCCATTGTCTCGAGACAATTCAATTTTCACACCACTTAAGACATCCACAAAAGACCAAGTAATATTATCTGTCAAACCTACGTACATAGTCGTCATTTTTACCTCGGATTCGTAATTGTACCAGAAGGGACCAACAACTGGCACCCATTCAGCAAAGTATCACTTACCTGATGTACCCATGATGGGTCTACAGAAAAAACCCTATAATACCCTGAAACCATTGTCGGGTATCGAAATACCGTGTCTGTCACAGACGTGTCCGTATAAGAAGCATTCTTTCCAAGAGACATTCCACCAAACCATATAACTGTATTCGCGGTAGGTTTATCAACTCCATGTAATTTAACCGTCACCATACGAGTCGAAACAGGGGCCTGATCAATGCGAAGTTTACTTGGGTATACAGATTTAACGCTATCGGAAAGAGGTGAAGAAAATTCATATGCCCCAATAGAAAATGTAGATCCTTGTGGTCTGGATAATCCAGCATAATCAGTTGGAGATACCCATCCAGGAATGGTGAATCCACCAGTTTTTAAAGGACTTGAAGACTGTAATGCAAAATTTCGAGCTGTTGTATCTACGAATTTTGGGTCTCCACCATTGATACTATGAGGCTCTCTGTAACTGCAAGTGCTATAATCAACATAAGAGCAGTAATTGTAGTCATAAGTAACTCCTGGACAATGGTATGCTCCTGTATCTACTACCCCAGTTGATCCACTTACAGTATTACTTACTAGGATATTATTATATACAGTACTTCCAGTACCATTATTTGATCCAGCATCCTTAACAAAAAGGAATGGAGAGCTATTAATTATGGCACATCTAAACAGAGTGTTATTATATATTTGAGTGTTTCTACCACCAAAAAACCCATCCGAATTTATATGGCAAAATATATTGTTTCTAAAAATCCAGCCACTTGATTTTACACCATCCCCATAAGAGTTAAATAATCCAATTTGAATATTCCCATCATGAAAAAAGTTCTTTTCAATAATATGATTCTGGCTAATTGTATCACCGACAATTTGAAAAAGGTCTGGATGAATTGCACCTGTGCCGCTCCAGCTAAAAGTACCAACATCATTGCCAGTAAATAAAGTTCCTATAGCGTAAATTTCCATTAATCGTTCTGGATCGCTTATATTCCTTATTATATTATTTTTAATCACGGCACTATCACCAGCGATAAAAATAGCTATAAAATACGTCGATCCAATAACGTAATAGTTTCCAGCACCCCAACTTTTCCCACTACTTAGAACACCTGTAACGGTTGTGGCTGTATTTGACGAGATAGTAGCGGTAGCATTAGAATCATAATTGTAGATCTTTTTACCAATCAATGAATTAACCGACCAATTTTGAGCGGCATCAGTCATGGTTGCTCCACCTGTAGTAGCTGAACCAACCGAGGCAGCATTTCCAGATGTCCCTTCAACAATACTTCCTGAAAGAGTATCGTGTTTTCCTGCTACTCGAAAAGCAGTAGATCCTGGATTACCCTGTGCTCCGTTCCAGAATATACAGGAATCAGCTCTACAATTATTACCGACAAAATAAAGTCCTGGTGTATAATAAGTTTGCACTGAAGCATCAATTTTTAATCGTTGTATCTTTATACTGTTATGATTGATAAGTATCCGAGCTGTCTTAACAGAATCACCTGGATATGCTCTAATGGTTACACCATCTGTAACACTAGTAAAGGTTGGAACTGCTGCTGAATAATCACCTACGTGAATTACTACAGTATCACCAACACCCGCAGCATTGACTGCGGCCTGAATAGTTAATTTGGCATTACCATCATTATCAACAAGCCCAGTGTGAGCGTCACTACCACCAGTTCTAACGTAGTATGTTCTAGCAGGTTTAAGAATTGAAGATATTGTATCATAACATGTTGCGGTACCAGCAGAGTTATAGCCAGTGACTAGAAATCCAGCCTTTGCGTTTACACCTGAGACAGTCCCACTAATTGCACCTGTACTTTTATTAAATGAAAGGCCACCAAATAAAACTGGCGTGATAGCAAAAGAATCACATGCCCCACCACCATTTGCGATAGATTGGGAGAAAGCTACAGTGGTTGTACAGACTGCTGGACTCGTAACATAAGATAAAGGGCCGGGTAGGGTTACAGCACCAGCATATTCACTTGCACCAATATCAGCACTTGCACCTCGAACATTTCCAACTATATCAGTTGTTACTGGTAAATGTATATCTGCTCTCAAATCCAATCCAAAATTCCTTGCACCTGCATCAGTACCAGCAAGTAAATAGCTTTTTGTACCTGCAACAAACGTAAATGTTTGAGAGAATCGATTTCCCGTTCCAGCAGGATCAAGGCCCTTCGAGTTGTTATTTGATGAAGCACAATATAAATTTGTTTGCCCACTCGAAGAGGTCATATCAGTAGTGCAACCAGACAAAAGATTATTAATAAAGGTTGCGAATGAAGAACCATACTTATTTATTCCCACAAAACAATTAATAAAAGAATTACTGTAACCATAAAGGGTATCTGATTGCCCAAAAGACGCGACTCGTATTCCTCCAGAACTTCCGTCCGTACTAGTGTAATCGTAAAAAATATTATTCCATACTCTACACACTGCTGCATCAATCTTCAAGCCACCAAACATATTAACATTACCCGCAAAAATACAATTGGTGACATAATTTTTACTGCCAACGGCGGATGAAATTTCTATTGCATAGGTATTCCCTCCAGATGCAAAAGCAAATTGAAGGCCATCAACGGTAAAATTAGTTATAGGTATTTGTAAATGAGAACCTGACCATCCTGTGCCATAAAGCGTAGCTTTTGTAGCATCAAATACTCCTGCATGCCTGCGACCCGCAGAAGGGTATATCTTAACACCATGTGTAGAGTTAGTATTCCAGCCGGTAAAATCGGCAGGCCCACCTAAATCGTTGGTATCACATACTATTTTAAAAGTATCGATCGACGCTGCGACCATATCTTTATTTGCGTATCCAGTTGCTAAACCAGAAAGAGTCGTATAGGTCTGACCCGCTTTAATAGTCACTGTATTCTGATATTCATACGCCCCAATATCCCATGCTGCACCCTGCGGTCGAGACGTATTTAAATAATCAACGTTAAATGAGGCTATAGTTGTACCTACATTAATAGCTGGACTGGTTCCTTGCAGGTTCAAATTCATCGACGTACAATTTGTGGGATAACCTGTGGTCGAAATAAACTTCAAATTATTAGCATCATTACTAAAAATAGAGTGAGCATCTTGTGAGGAATAGGTTTTCCAAGCTGCAAAAGTATAGTAATTAGCACTTGTTCTATGCCAGGCTTGAGACTCATTAGAACTGTAATAATAATTATAGTCAAATTGAGCGCCAATCATGTTACCCGAGTCTAGTTCGAGTATTTTTGGCACATAAAATATGTTATTAAGGGCTTTATTTCCAGGGCCTTCTGTTGGGCTACCCGCATCCTGGGGATATAAGTAAATTGCTCCACAAAGTGATCTTGGAGCATATACCGTATTATTTTGTATGTTATTGTACGAACTTCCATAGCCAAATTCGATTGTATAATAAGAATGAGGGTTTATAAACACATTGTTGCGTACTGTGTTAGAATCCGAATACGAAAGAAACATCATGGCCGTACCACCAACAGTACTCGCAAAATCGAGATTGTTGTAGAAAAGATTCTGCTCAACGACATTTCGGGCAGGGTGTGTGCCACTCCCTTGCCTTATAAAGACAAAATCTGTATGTGGGTCTTCACCAGCAAGTTTTCCTTGCCAGTATGGAGCTACAGACGAACCCGTAGCATCAAACATATACAAATCATGTATTACATTTCTTCGAATTGTGTCATTATAACAAGGGCCAGCATCCCCATTCATCTCAATTCCCCAAAAACAACTCGATACATCATTAGAATCAATAAGGCATCCTATCGCTCCACTTAACCCTATTGCAACACCTATAGTGTCAAAAGTATTATGTTCAATCCTGGCATTAGTAGGAGATGTTAAAGCAATGCCACAACCATCAAGAGAATCCTGCCCCCAGCTACTATTAATGGTTGACCAATTCCCTATATAATGGACATAGCAATTTACTATTTTTATTCCCGTACTCGCGGCATGAAAAAATATTCCTCGAGTTTCCCAACTAGGATTTTGATGTTGTACATTGCGAACATCGAAATTATAAATAGCAATATAACTACGAGAATTTGAGTTATCATAAAAACCCTGATGATACTTATTTCCACAATCAAGTATAGATCGTCCTGTTCCCCATGACCCCGATAAATTACCATCATAAGTAAAATATTTCGATGCACTTATTCCGTTATAATTACAGTAAATATGCCCCTGATAAGTTACTCCACCTTTAAAAAATAGCGTGTCTCCATTTACCGCATCTGGAGTAAAACTACCAGTAAAGGCACTATCACCAGGGCAATGTCCCCAGGGAGTAGATGTTGACGTACCATTACTCCCATCTGCTCCGGTCGAGTAATCAATGTAATGTTTCGTTGCAAACACATTTAACGAAAAAAATAAAATCAACAACCATAAATTTTTCATGCTAATCCTTACACTACATTTAAAAAAATATTACCCGAAGTATGATCAAGATCCTCGGTAGAACCTATTACGCTTCGACTTAATTCATGGTATGCACCATCTTTATCATAAACTACAATACTGGTCTTTTGCCATGTCCCATCACGAGCATTTGATGTCCAGTGTACTGGAGCTTGCATAATAGCGCCATCATAATTATGTATCAAACGCTTTTGTTGCCGACCGTCTTGATGAGTGTAATAGACATAAACTTGACCCAATTTATCAGTGCTGTCAAAATAGCTATCTGGGGAAGAACTCTGTATTGTAGAAACTAAACTTGCAGGATTAATAAAAGATGTCGTGTAAGTGCCATCGGCAACAGTGCTGTCCGAAAAAGAACTTGTAGAAATAGGAAATTTTAACAAAAGACCGCTGGGACTAGTTCCACCATAAAGGCTACCATTATATTCAGCCATGGCCTGGATAACGGTCTCCGAAGCAAATTGAGAGCATAATTGTTCCCAAGCATTTCCAGCTAAATTCAGTCTTAAAAGTAGTCCAGTCCCTCCAGGAGCCGTAAGACTTCCTGTACCTGCATATAATCGATTATTTGATACAAAGGGACGGATAGCACCTTCAGCACCATATTGAGGACAAACAAGGTCACAAGCCGTGCCAGCATCATTTAATTTTAAAAGGTCACAAGCTCCAGTAGGAGCCGAACCAGATTTAACGCAACCTATATATAAACGGCCATTAAAAACGGCAGCTCCACAGGCATTATCATTACCGTACATCGGATCACAAACAACATCCCAACCATTATTAGTCACATTTAAACGAAGAAGGGCCCCACCATTTGTTTTATTCGTAATACCATATAAATGCCCATTATAAACAATAAGAACATGCAAAATAGAGGAGGCGTTGTACTGACCTACAACTGATACCCATCCATCATTTGTATCATTTAGCCTAATCAAATCAGCATGATTAATAGTTCCAGCATAAAGCTTACCATTATAAGCACACAGTGAAACTATTTGTAGTTCTGTACTGAACTTTGGACATACTTGTTGCCAAGCATTTCCTGCATCATTTAGACGTAACAACCCAGCTCCAAGTGCTCCTCCTGCAGGACCTGCATATAACTTTCCATTATATTCAGCAAGGGACAAAATCTGACTAGAAGTTCCAAACTCAGCACATACCTGCTCCCAGGCATTACCAGCCAGATTAAGTCGATATAAATTTCCGTGTGCTGCTGTGCCTGCATACAACCTACCACCGTAAGTAATGGCACAGATAATAGATCCTGAACCTAGTTGACTACAAATTTGGACCCATGATGGAGCCATCTAATCATCCTTTTAAAAGTAATGATTAGATCCATAAATTAAAAGATTATTTATTAAGGAGTTTCAAAACAGAGGCTAAAACTTCATCTGAAGATATTAAATCCATGCATTTTCTATTATAACCACATGAGCCCTTATTATCTTTGGACCATTTATGCTCTTTATAACATGGCTGGCAGTCTAAATTATGGTAAAGATTAATATTTTTAGAATAACCAGATCCAACGGGAGAAGTGCTCCCATAAAGAATAACCGCAGGGGTACCAACAGCAAAAGAAGCGTGACTCGAAAAGCTATCTACTCCCATATGAACCTCAGCATATTTAATTGCTGAAACAGCCTCTTTAACTGTACGTCCTCTAAAATCTATAGCGTTAGGTAACAAAGGATCGGTTGAATGACCTATTTGAAGAGTCATGTATCCTTTTTTAAATAACTCTTCAACAACGAATTGCCATCTATCATCAAACCAATTCTTATAAGGAGACCACCCAGCGGTAGTATGCACTGTTAAGTATGATTTATATTGAGCTTTTAGATCCTGACCAATTTGATCTTCTTCAGGAGACAAAGTACATTCAAGAGCCATTTCATTTTCAGTTAATCCCGCACACTCATTAAAAATTTCAACTATATGCCTAGTTAGCGGTTTATTTGGATAACCTTCGTCTCTAAGAGTCGAATTCTTATCAGGGTAACAAAAATACACCTTCATTGAAGCGTTTTCCCCAGGTTTCTCAGTCAGTTCATCAATATATTGATTACCTTCTAAAACCTGTCGACTATGGGGATGAGTGATATACCGAATAAAGCATCCTGGAAATTTCTGTTTTAAACCCCTTAATGCGGCCGTCGTCATCAAACAATCACCTAAAGCTCCCTGACGATAGCATTCAATAATTTTGGTATCTGCTTTAAGATTACTCTCTAAAAATGAACAACGTTGCTTTATCCATAAATCATCAGGTCTTTTTTCCGAAGCAATCTTGCAATAATACAGGGATTTTTCATTATCACCCATACGATTATAACAGGCGGATAAATAACGGTATGGACCATCGTTATAAACAATTTTCTCCTTCCATAAAGGAGAAGAAGGTTCTGGCTTATCTTTAGCCTTCAGCATCCACTCAATACATTTATTAAAGTCATTCAGATAATAATAACATTCTCCAATGTAATAAAGAGGCTCAGCCCATCGATCATCTATTTCAATAGCCCGTATAAAAGCTTCTATTGCCTCTTCATGTTTTTTCTGACGTTCCAAAATCTGACCAATATACTTTTGAGCCATCCACCGTTCATCCAGCCAGGAATTCATTGTCAAATAATGTTGATAGGTCTTAATTGCCTCATCATACTTAGTCATCTCTTTTAAAGCATTTGCCATATAAAAGAAAGCTCTAGAATTATTAGGGCCCTCTTCGGTCTCTTTCTTTAAAATTCGATAATTTCTTTCAGAACGATCTTCCGTACAAGCTTTCTCTGTCTTGTGTATGACATTAACAAGGGTCTCAGATTTAAGACGAAGACTAGGACCCAGAACAGGATACTCATGCACACGACCTGAAAAACGTATATTCTTAAAATTTTTAAAGAGCCGTGCATGGCAATAATATTCACCACCATATTTAATATTGAAATTAAAAGCATCAAACTCTTGTTTTAACAAGGACTGTATTTCTTCAGGATTCTCCAAAACATCATCAGCATCCATCCACAAACACCAGTCCATCGAACATTTCGAGAGGGCAAAATTGCGAGCAGCAGAAAAGTCATCAACCCAATTAAAATCAAAAATATTATCAGTGTATTTAGAAACCACTTCTTTAGTCTTATCTGTGGAACCTGTATCAACCACTATAAGTTCAGCAGCTATTCCTTTTACACTCTCCAGGCAATCCAGTATATTTTGTTCTTCATTTTTCACTATCATGAAAACCGAAATAGATGAAGAACCCCTTTTTACTCTGAAATTAAAATCAGTACAACCAGTACCGTCTCTATTAACTACCTTACATACCTCCCAACCCATTTTAAGTGCTAAAATAGACACACTTTGATTTGAGAACATATAAGGACAAGATGTTTTTTCAAATCCAGTAACATCTACATTTGGTAGGCGTATAACAATTCCAGGAGTATCTTTCACACTATCCGCAATACCTGCAATCATATCACCAAGCTTAAAACCTTCTTGTAGATAAAAATTACAGAAAGGGCATATCTTATAAGCAGGTAGCTTATTGAAAGGAATAAATATATTATTGTTACAAATTGGGCACTGCATAAATAATAATACTCAAATAACTTTAGAAATTAAAACAAAAACTGTATAATTTAACATGGATAATAACTACGGATTAAACGACGAACAGCTCAAAGCCATTCTTGCCCCTTCACCGATCTATCTTAATGCCTCGGCCGGAAGCGGTAAGACTCGATGCCTCATAGCCAAAATACATTACCTCATAGGGACTGGAGTAAAACCAGAAAATATTTTGGCCATCACCTTTACCAATAAAGCAGCTAAGGAGATGAAAGATCGTTTAGCGATCAAAGCTGACATAACCAATATGCAGGTAAGCACAATACACAGCATGTGCATGCGTATCATCAGAAAATTTGTTGAGCACACTCACCTGAAGTCACCTTTTTCAATCTATGATGACAGCGAACAATTATCTATTATAAAAACTATTGTTAAATCGAGGAACCTCATAGGAGATCCTTATGAATATCTAAGCATCATCAGTCGAGCAAAATCCGAATGTGAAAAACCTGTTGAGGATGACTTTTTATTAGTCTACAACACATACCAAGAAATACTAAAACAAAACAATGCCTGCGATTTTGATGATTTACTTACCTTGGCCCATGACTGCCTACAACACGAAGATTGCAAAACTTACTATTCTAACCTTTGGCGCCATATTTTAGTAGATGAGTTTCAAGACACTTCCACACTACAATATAAAATCATTCTCTCAATGTACACAACAAGCACGTCAACCCTATTTACTGTAGGTGACACGAATCAGTCAGTGTATAGTTGGCGCGGTGCCAAACCGGAAAATGTAGATAAATTCATAAAAGACCACAAAGCTCAAGCAATGTTCCTAACCTATAACTACCGATCATGCCCCGAGATCATAGTTCATGCAAATAAATTTCTACAATTTGGTAAGCCCATGGTGCCTAAGTCTAACACAGTAGGAAAAATATCTTTCACTCAATTCCTCAGCCAAGAAGATGAAGCCAATAAAATTGCAGAGGCCCTATTAACCATGAATAATCACGAAGATACAGCTATTCTCTTTAGAGTGAATAGTAGATCTCTATTATTTGAAAGAGCCTTTGCCCTAAGAAAAATCCCCTATAAAATTGTCGGAGCTCTTGCTTACTATCAAAGAAAAGTAGTAAAAGACTTACTCGCCTATTGTAAGGCTTCCTTAAATCGATCGGACGTAAAAAGTTTAGCAAGAATAGTGAATACCCCTAAACGAGGATTCGGTGAAGCTAAGCAAGAGAAATTATTGCAAGAAGGTTGGGCTTATCTCGAAGAAATATCCTTAGAAATGCCTCCTATTAGATTTTTAATTACTCTTTTAAATGATATTCAACATAAAACCCCATTAGAAGCCATACAAGAAGTACTGTATAGAACAGATTACCGTAAAATGCTCGATAAAGAATCCGACCTAACAATGATAGAGTCTTTCCTGGACGTGGCCTCAGGTTTTAAAACTATTGAAGATCTTATTCTTAATAGTACCTTTGTAGAACAGGATAATGGATATGGCGTTAAGCTCATGTCTGCACATGCGAGTAAAGGTCTTGAATTTGATAGAGTCTTCGTAGTAGGAGTAGAGGAAGATCTATGGCCACATTCTAGATCTTTAGATACCACAGAAGAAGATCGGCTTTTTTTTGTGGCTTGCACTAGGTCGAAACGATATCTTAATGTAAGCTACTCAAAAAGCCGTCTTTATAGAGGGCAACAAATAGTTGTTCAACCAAGCTATTTATTTATCAATAGCTGTTCTAAAAAATAAGGTCATCTTCCCGCGCTATTGGTCATCCTATTGGAGCCTCCAGACTGGTTCGGTGATGACCTATATTTTTAAGCCTCATCAGCAATCAAATACTTCGACATAAGTTTTACCCAAGACGGAGTAACATCTAATTTCAAAATATCTGGGGTTAACTTAACAGGAAAAAAATCTATCTCAACTTCCTGAGTAAGAAATGCTTCAAATTCGAGTATCTCAGGAAATTCTTCCGTTTTCAATTTCCTTAAATCACTATAATATGAATTGGCGTTTGCGACACTAAATTGAAACAGGCCATCTTTGGATATAGGCTTGTTATTTTCATCTTTAGCACAATACTGCAGAACCAAAGCATATTCTTTTTCTCTAAAATCTTTATTTTGGAGACATTTAGAACTTTCTTTAACAGCCTTAACTTCTTCTTCCATTCGGGACTCATTACGGCTTAATCCATAAGAGAACTCGAAAGGCAGCTTAGGCTTATTAGGAAGTTTCTCAATCTCTTGTAAATAATAAGTGATAATCTCCGACACCATTTGCAACTCTTTACGGGATATCTTCTTTTTCATTGCACAACTCCTATTCTATTAAATTTTATTCTCGAAACAAATGTATTACTTTACAATCACAATTAAGGTACATTTGAACACCTATTTTCCTACAATTAATAGCAAAACCTAAGTCATAAGATGTCTGCTCTTTACCGAACCTCAAATGTGGTGCCGTCATAGTTTTATAATAAAAAATTGGATCATCACATTTCTCAACCATATCAGATAAAACCCAAGTCTCGACATATAGAAATCCAGTGCCACTCCAATCAACAGGTATTATACCGACTTGATCACAGGGAACGACACCTCCTATAAAACCGACACTCGAACCCCATATCCCCGCCACAAAAGCATTATTATGAAGAGTGTTACCAACAAGCTCCCCATTAACAACCGTCTTAGTATAGGCCCCAGAAATAACAGGATAGCCAGAATTCTCAAGTTGTTTAATATGTTTAACTGTAGCAGCAATATCAGAGTCCATAAATAAATGGGCTTTATAGTTCAGATCTATCTCTGAAATCATCCCAACCGCAGGATTTATATTTTTAGGTGTTACAACCTTATAACCCTCAAGCCTCATTAGATCAATGCTCTTTAAGCACTCATCGCATAAAGCAGTTTCATTACTTACAGGTATTATTATTTTTGGATTCATTTAAAGCCTTATTAATAATACTTCTGGAACACTATTTTTTAAAGTTATTTTTACTTTTAGAACGTGTGTAGGAACAGTAGTGATTAAAATACCCTTCAGGTATAAGATGGTAACTATCTCTATTCTGTCTTAAATAAGGGCAGTACCAACAAAAATAACCCTCTTTCGCCAAAGTTAATAACTTTTTAAAGTAATCTTTAAACCCATTATTGTAAATAGCCCACACATCAGCATGGCCAACAATAGAAGCAAAATAAGGTTTATCTTTTTCTATGAAATCATACCAACCAAATTTGCCTATTTCAACATCACAATCCAACCATAGAAGATCATCATGCTCACTGAGTAATTGGAATCTAAAAATATCTGAAGCTATTCTAGGGTCTTCGTAATTATTTAAAAAAGGAATCGAATTAATAAACTCGTATTCGACATTACCAGGTTTATTAACCCTAATATTCTCAATACATTTTAAATCTTTTTCGGGAATTATACCTTCATAAGCCTGTATGATTTTCATAAAAATATGGAGTGTGCTTGAGAACACACTCCATTTATTTCGTTAGGTTGTTACGGTATTAAACATTGGAATGTACCGTTGAACATAACCATCAGTAGGATGGTTAACCCAAAGTTTAATCCAACCTGAGGCTCCAGAAATAGTCGAACTTGTAGCATGTATAGCAGTCGCATCAGCCCACTGTGTATCTTCCGAAGGAAAATTTACGGAAAATGTATAACTAGCATTATCCGCAGTTGAATCCCCGACTCTCAAATGGCCTCCACAAGTAACTCTATCCTTAACCATCAAATTACCTGTAGTTGCATAAGTTCCAGGAAAACCTACGGTTAAACAAATTGGAACATAAACTGCCCCATCACCAGTAATTCCTACACGAGTATTACCTTGCGTCACAAGATACATGGGGTTATTGCCCTGCTGTTCAAGCATAAGAGCTGAACCAGAAGACCACAAATCATTCAAAAGACTTGAGTTAACTCCAGATATGTGACCATAATCGGTGTCGTAATTAACTCCACAAGAGAGCATATCAAAAATTTTATCTCCTGCCGTAGAAGCTTTTATTGAAGCCCAACCATCATCATGAGGGTTGTAAGCTAAAACCTCACAACTTCCTCCTATATTTACTGAGTTCTCAAAAGTACTCCCCGACATTAAAATTGTACTAACACCAACAGTGTTTGTTCCTGTAGCGACAACAACGTCACCGGAGGTCAAAGTTCCTGTTATACCTCCAACAGCCTGAGCTCCTGTGGCTCCTTGATTACCTTGAACCCCAGTAACTCCCTTTAAACCAGTCTGTCCCTGTACCCCGGTGGGTCCCTGAAGACCTGTATTTCCTTGAACTCCTGTTACTCCTTTAAGACCAGTCTGACCTTGAACTCCTGTCGGTCCCTGCAAACCTGTATTTCCTTGAACTCCCGTATTTCCTTGTGTTCCTTGAACTCCTGTAGGACCTTGTAATCCTGTATTTCCTTGAACCCCCGTTAATCCTTGAATTCCTGTATTTCCTTGGACTCCTGTGGGTCCTTGCAACCCAGTAGTTCCTTGAACTCCTGTTCTTCCCTGAAGACCTGTCTGACCTTGAACTCCGGTTGGCCCTTGAAGTCCTGTCTGACCTTGAACCCCTGTTTGACCTTGGACTCCTGTGGGCCCTTGTAGCCCTGTCTGACCTTGAACTCCCGTGGGACCTTGTAATCCTGTCTGACCTTGAACTCCAGTTAATCCCTGAATACCAGTTTGACCCTGGACTCCAGTTAATCCCTGAATACCAGTTTGACCCTGGACTCCAGTAGGTCCCTGTAATCCTGTCTGACCCTGGACTCCTGTTGATCCTTGAAGTCCCGTCTGACCCTGGACTCCAGTAGGTCCCTGTAATCCTGTCTGACCCTGGACTCCTGTTGATCCTTGAATTCCCGTTTGACCTTGAACTCCAGTAGGTCCCTGTAATCCTGTCTGACCCTGGACTCCTGTGGATCCTTGAATTCCCGTTTGACCTTGAACTCCAGTAGGTCCCTGTAATCCTGTCACTCCTTGAATTCCTGTTTGACCTTGAATGGTTAAAGCGATAGGAGTGTGTATATGAGACCAACTATTAGCTGCTCCAGTTGTATACGCTATTGTTCTATTTGCCCCTCCAGATACGAAGCCGTAATATTTAGCAACCAACCTATCCGTGGGATTTAATGAAATATCTGGCTGAACAATATCATAATCAAATTCTGCTGTTGTATTTGACGTAATCGACTGGGTAGCGTCAAATAAAAATGATTCTACGCCTGATGTATCCCGTTTATAAATCTTAGTTATAACTTGAGAGGAACCATTTGTATTACTTGTTGCTGCAAAAACATCAAAACCCCAATCTCCACCAGGTATCAAGTTAATATTAGGAAAGGTGGAAATTGTAGCATACCCAGTAGAATCAAAAGCAGTTAATCCAGAACCACTATTAAGAGTTAGAGTATGTGTTGATAAGGTTGATGAAGTAGGGCTAGACTGTAGTACAGAATAACCTGCAGAAGTTAAATCAGAATTGGTACTATCATTTGGGAAGAGTGTTGCTCCACCCTGACCAATTCCTTGCAAACCCGTCTGTCCTTGAACTCCTGTATTTCCTTGAACTCCTGTAAGGCCTAATCCTTGGACTCCAGTAACTCCATCAATACCTTGAACTCCAGTCAATCCCTGTAATCCAGTAAAACCTGCTCCTTGAGGGCCAGTAACGCCCATTACGCCTTGAACTCCAGTTATCCCCTGAAGTCCTGTGAAACCTGCTCCAGCCGCACCAGTAACGCCCTGAGTTCCCACAACCCCTGTTGGTCCTTGAAGACCAGTATTGCCAACAGTGGGACCCGTCACTCCCTGAACTCCTAAAACCCCTGTAAATCCTTGTATTCCTTGCGGCCCTTCTTCTCCATCTGCTCCTGTTACTCCTTGTATAGAAACTCCTGTGGTTCCTTGAACACCAGTACCTCCTGCTCCAATAGGAAGATCTGAAAGCTGTATCGTTGCATCAACATAAAAAGAGCCATTACCTCGTAGATAATGTCCAGCAGGAGCCGTTTGCCCAATAGTATAACCAGTTGAAGCGTCAACAACACTTGCACTACTAAGATTTCCAGAACAATCTACGTAAAACTTTTCCGAACTGGAATTCCTTATTGAGAAAAGTTTACTCCCCATAGTTGTTAAAACGTTATCTGTATCAAACCAATGTGCTACAGAGGAACTAGAACCATCCACAACATGGGTATTAAAATGCACCCTTTCCACCATGTCATAATAATAGAAGGCTGACCAAGCCGAAAATATCGGACCTTGTTTACCCGAGTTATGGTATTCATACATAGCAATTATGCTTTGAGTCTGATCAATACAATAACTTCTTTCCATCGATAACAAATCGTAGGCACTACCTGTAAGGTTGTACTGTTCAGCATCGATAGCTCCACCACCGGTAGATATGAATTGACCCGCCCAACCATTATAATTAGTTGAAGCAGAAATACCTGTTCCATATTGAGATGAGACGTTTAAACCTATACCTTCCGTACTTGTAGCAGATATGGCATTTCCAGTGAAAGAAGTAGCTTGAATAGCATTACCGTAATAACCAGCAGCGTTTACTCCAATTCCTGTCATTGAATTACCTATAATAGCAGAACCCATTGAGCCATAGACAACCATTCTCAAAGAATTATTTATATTTGTCCAGTTGACTCCATCAGAAGAAAAAGCTCCACCATTAGTGCTTACAGTAGTATCAACTATATGAGTAACGCCTTGAGGCAACCCAGAAGATGCATTAAACACAAGCCAGTAGGAGGTGCTCGCAGCTAACTGAGTACCAGTATTAACAGATATTCTAGATGTTGGAAAATTAGGATAACTAGTTATTACCCAACCATAATAAATTCTAGGGGTTAAATTTCCGTTAGGGGAACCACCTTTCAATGTCCCAGGAAATCCAGAATTATCTGTGTAAATATAAGGACTCCAGCCAGACCCTTTATTGGTTATAGTTCCAGAAGAAGTTTTTATAGCAAGGGTTATGGCTGATAAAGTTTGAGTGGCTGGACTTGCTGGAGTTGTAAACTTAAATGCCCACCAAGTATTTGCTAAAGTATAATCAGTACCTGAATTGGAAGACATGTCCACGTAAGGAGTAGGGCTTAAAGTCGAAGAAATTCCTGCTGTGGTATCATTAAGGGGTACTGTTCTAGCAAATAACAAACTGGTTTGATTAGGACTTAAGGACAGTAAAGAAGATTGAGCTATACCTCCTGAGGGACTACCGTAAAGTATTTGATTTGTAGTCAGTCCAGATAAGTCACTGCCTGCAATGGTACCATCAACATACCGAGTACCATTACCTCTTAAAAAATGTCCGGTAGGCGCTCCCATACCGATCGTAAATCCGGAGGAGGTGTCAATGCCACCTGCTACCGTTAAATTTGTAGAGGACAGAGTTGCCTGTAAATTATCGTTAACATACAGGTTTATAGGAATGTCAGCACCGGATGTTCCAATAAGAAAGCCCGCCAGGTTCGATCCGGAAGCTTTTATCGTAGCACTGTCAGGATGGGAACCCCCAAAAACTGTTAGGGCACTGGTACTTCCATAAACTGATGAATTTAGATACACAATACCGGTGGATCTATCATTGGATTGGGAAACAAGAGTATATCCGGCCGAATTGGTATTTTTAGCAGAATACCCTACAGATTGAGATCCATACCCACTTGAATATACCGCCCCACCGACCGGAGAAGCATCGGTTACATAAAACATTGAACTCTGTTTTATTCCACCAGAAGAATTACCATAAAGAAGCTGACTGGCAGTCAATCCTGACATATCACTAGACATTAATGTACTGTCTACATAATGTATGCCATCTCCTCGCAGGTAATGACCAACAGGGGCGGTTTGTCCAATTGTATAACCTGTCGAGGTATCAATAACACTTGCACTACTAAGATTTCCAGAGCAATCCACGTAAAGTTTTTCTGTTCCGTGGTTTCTTAAAGATAGCAACTTAGAAGAAGGAAGAGTAAGTGTATTAAAAGTGTCAAAAAAGTTAACGGTTGAACTATCTAAAGCACGAGGGTCAAAACGGATTCTTTCAACAACATTATTTATTGTAGTACCAAGTTTAGCTGATAAAATTGCACCTGAGTTAATACCCCCATTTGGGTAATCATACACAACTATTAAATTACCGCTATTATTATGGCTATTGACGCTTCTCTCGACCCATAAAACATCATTAGCATTATCTACAGTTCCACCTGATTGATATATAGTCGCTCCAGGACCATTGGCAGTTAATATACTGGTACCTTTAGACCATAAGCTATGAAGATATGCACCATAACCATATTGAGAATAACCAACCAGAGCGGTACTAGCTATACTAGTTGCGTTCACACCAACACTGGCAATAGAGCCGCCATTTACACCTGTTCCCGAATAACTTATTCCGTATAAAGCGTAATTAGTGTATCGTGCAGTACCTAAAAAAGCATATCCAGTGGCCCCATATAAAACCATGCTTAAAGAGTAATTTATAGGCGACCAATTAATACCATCATTAGAAACAGCACCCCCATTAGTACTTGAAGTAGTATCCAAATAATGGGTTACTCCTGCAGGTAATTGAGAAGCATTAAATACGAGCCAATAAGTAGTGTTCGCATATAACTTAGCTCCAAAGGACTCTAATTTATTTACTACAGGAAGCGATGAGATAGTATTAAAAACCCAACCAAAAGGAATACCTGCTAACCCAGTTCCATTAGGTATGGTAGCGAGTAACGACCCAGGACTGCCAGCATTATCTGTGTAAATATTACCATGCCATGATATATTTGGATTAGTACACCCAGAAGAAGCAGAAGCGTAAAGTTGAATCTGAGCTCCACTCAGGGTGTAATTAGCGGGAGACGAAGGAGTTGTAAACTGAAATGCCCACCAAGTATTTGCTATAGTGTATTGTGTACCCGTATTGGCCGAGAAATCAATGTACGGTGTCGGAGTAATAGTAGAACTCATACCATTAGAAGTATCACCTATTACTGCAGTCTTAGCAAATGACACACCAGTACCATCACTCACAACGAAATTTGGATCCTGAGCAATAGTTCCTGTAGGTGACCCATAAAGAAATTGATTTGGAGTCAAACCTGATATGGCAGCATTATTCGTACCATCTACGTATCTTGTTCCATCTCCAATAAGAATATGACCGACAGGAGCAGATCCTCCAATAGTAAACCCTTTTCCAGTCGTCGCGTCGATATCCCCATAAACAGTTAATCTAGTACTATCTAATTGAGAAACTATAGTGCTATCATAACCAAAACTAATAGGAGTATAATTATTTGTTCCAATTATGAAATGAGAAGAATAGGATGCAGTAAGTGCTACCACATTAGGATTATTAAAACCAAAATAAGTCCCAGACATTGTGGACCCTCTTGATATAATAGATATCTGTGCAGGATTTGAAGTCAAATCATTATATGCTGTAAATCCTCCAGAGAAAAAAGGAGATGTGCTATAAGCTTTTACTACAGCAACAAGATTGCCTGCTACATTTACCATAAGGGGGCTAGAAGCATTAAAACTAATGGTTCCGTCAACACCTGAAAGATTAAAGGAGGTCCCATCATAAGTAAATTTAGAGGACTGAGCTAAAGTTCCAGCAGGAGACCCATATAACACCTGATTAGGTGTCACAGACGTCATATCACTAATACGTATAACACCTTTATTTCCAAGATAACGATACCCTGTTATCTTAAAAGGTTTTGAAAGTGCTGCGGTACTCCCATTAAAAGTCAGTATCCCTGTCTGATAATCAAAAAACCACTGAGAGGCGTCAGTAGGAAATATCTCGGTACCATTATTCTGATAAAGATGAACAGCATAACCAGACCCATACTTGTCACTAACCCATCCTTCAAGATTAACGCCAGAAAAAGCGTAATATGCTTGTTGGTTTGGGACAGTAATATCCTCAGTCATGACAAATAAGGTTCTCAGCTCTGCCACACCTTGAGATACCGCTTGAGACGGGTCACTAGGTATAGGAGTCGTCCATACCTCACCAAAGCTAAGATTAAGAGTATTATCCCCAATCTCACTATAGTAGGCTTTATTGGATGAAGTAGTTCGCTTATTTATTAAGGTCTTAAATGACCTATCTTCTTTAGTCCATGGCATAGTAACAACGCTCCTTTAAAATCCCGTTATAACCATTTGAGAAGCCTGAGCAGCAGATCCATTTTTCAATACGACCCGTACAAAAACTACTCCAGACGAGTAAGAAGAAGAACTGGTCCCGAAAGTTAATTGTAAAGTACTTCCGGAAGAACTTCCAAGCTGACAACCAGTACTATCTCCAAAAACACTCCCAAAAGCACGACCACCATCAAGCCAGCCAGTCGCAGTTGGAAGCCTTACATCAACATTTAAATTTCCCGTGTTATCGGGAGAAATATTCGTATAATTCATTCCTGTAAAGGCAATTTGCATATTCGAAAAGCCAAGACCAATATTGACTCCCCATACAACTGTTTGATCCCCTGAAAAAGCAGAATAATCATTTCCTACCTGGACAGGTAAATAACCTGTTGTAAAATTGATCGAAGGATAAGCCCATACAGAGTTAAAAAGTAATGCATCACCATTCGATAATGGAGTTGAACTTGTCCAGTTTCCTGTCAGTGCTCCAGGAATCAATGAGAAATCAGTAGATAATGGGAAACGGTAGTTCTCATCAAACATCGTAATATTTCCATTAGTGCTATATGTCGTACTATAAGTATTTATCAAACGATTCACTGCGAGCGACACATTAGAGGAAGTATCACCATCTGGCTTACGTCCAATTACTGTGGCTCTTGCATTTATACTGTAAACGTTAGAAGCATTAAGAGCTATACTCGATTGATCCAGGAGATAAGTCTGATTGTAGGCAAATGATGCTCCATTTATCGTAAGATCGACATTATTTAATCCTGGCATCGAATAAGAGACTGGATTTGCAGGTCTAATGGCCTGATTTGCTAAATTATTTATTTGAGCACCGAAATTAAATAGATCTCCAGTAGAGTAATATCTAACTCCCGACACATAACGAGAACTTGATATAAAATTCTGTGCAACCACTAATGGTACTGGGAAAGTTGGAGCAAGGTCACTATTATCATACCAAAATAAGGAATCAGAAGTTTGTTGCACGGAAGCTCCTACCGTATATTTTAACGAATGAGTTTCATAACCAGGAGTAGTTTGAGTATATAAAATCTGAGCATTAGCTTTATGCCATATAGAATTATAAACATTAATCGAAGTAACTTGAAGATCTCCAGTTGCTCCCGTACCAGAACTTAATAAGCGTGAAAAACTTACAGTACCATCATCAATATGGGATAGTGTTCCAACATCTCCACCAAAAGTACTCCCACATTTAAAAGTGGTTCCTAAATTTGGAGTTATAAGTTGATAAGAGTTACCTACAACGTAATCAAAAATCAAGGTTCCAGGCGTTGCCCCACCTTGATACCAAAGCGCTGAAGATAAACCTGTAGGAAGAAGAGCACTGTATTTCGTAACCCCTACTAAAGTCAAACTTCCAGCAAGGGGCCCTGGAGCAGCAGGAGCAATTGCCAATAAAAGGCCATTAAGATCATCTATTGCATCTGTTGTTATAGTGCTAGCATCAAAAGGGAATATACCGATAGTAAATGTCCCATCAGTAGGCAATCCTAAAGGAAGTAAGTCCGCATAAGAAACTCCTCCACTACCTGTTCCTGTGGCTCCCTGAGATCCAGTTAATCCCTGAACTCCTGTGGCTCCTAAACCTTGAACTCCAGTTGATCCTTGAATACCTATACCCGGGGCTCCTTGAGATCCTTGGACTCCAGTTCGGCCTTGAATTCCCTGAACACCAGTCTGACCTTCCGTACCAACTCCTGTGGATCCCTGTATACCAGATGTTCCTTGGACTCCTGTTGACCCTAAACCTTGAGGGCCAGTTACACCCTGAAGACCTACTCCTGGTATGCCCTGTAATCCACGAACTCCAGTCAATCCCTGTAATCCAGTAAAACCTGCACCTTGAGGGCCAGTTACACCATCGATGCCTTGAACTCCTGTAAAACCTGCACCTGCTGGACCTGTAACTCCTTGCGAACCTACTGGTCCTTGAACCCCTGTAAAACCTGCACCCTGGGCTCCAGTTAAACCTACTGTACCTTGTACTCCCGTTATTCCTTGAAGTCCAGTAAGTCCAAGCCCTTGGACTCCAGTTAAGCCCTGAACTCCTGTTGGACCAAAGAGTCCCGTACCACCTTGAACTCCAGTATATCCTGCACCTGCTGGTCCTGTTAAGCCCTGAACTCCTGTAGGGCCCATAAGTCCAGTTGGTCCTTGCAATCCTGTTGTTCCACGTAATCCAGTTGATCCTGCACCTTGAACTCCTGTTGAGCCGCCAGGGCCTGGAATTCCTATAATTCCTTGAACTCCTGTTGAACCCGAAGGACCTTGAACTCCTGTTGAACCAATAAATCCTACTCCAGTAGATCCTTTTGATCCCGATACTCCAGTGTAACCTTGAACTCCTGTAATGCCACTGGTTCCAGACGCTCCCGTAGGTCCTGTCGCTCCCGTAGCTCCAGCAATTGGAGGTAATGTTGCACTACCATCACTTATTCTTAAAAACCCTGATTCTATAAAGGCTTGTCCTGCAATGCCAGGATTTGAAGAATCAAAACCAGTATAATCGAGCCATATTTTCTGGGCACTAAAATAATGAGTTGTATCAAAAGCAACTAATGAAGTAGAAACATCACCAAGAGTGAAGAAATTTCCTTTATTATCTATCCACCAATAATTTGAACTTACATCATAACCCGATGATTTATTATCCAATCTAATCATCGAAGCTGAGGAATCGGTTCTGTCATGAGTAATAAATAAGGATTCACTTAACCCCTGATTTATTAACCGTACCACCTCACCAGAATTATCATTAGCTTTATTTATTCGAAGAGCAGGACCTGTCTCGGTCCCGCCTACAAAAATATCTAATCCTGGATTAGTTGTATCATGACCAACAACAACGCTGTCACCCACATGAGAGATTAACTGAGCAACTCCTGAACCTGTATTATAAACCCCTAACCCTACATCATCACCCCAATTAAAAACTTCAAGAGCGACACCTAAGAGACCTGTCCTGTCTTTATTAACAGACAAGGCTGGGCTTGCACCATTTTGGAAAATCGTAACAGCAGGTCCTGCAGTATTAACAATGTTTACAGATCCTTGAAGACTTGAACTGGATACATCAATAGGAATGCCTGCAGTTCCTTGATGATTAATTACTAAATCTCTTCCAACTCCCTGAGAGGTAATAACCACTCCAGAGGCATCAGAACTAGTATTTAACCGAACCATTGTTCCTGAGGTTTGATCTACACTTATCGTAACAGAAGGAGAAGAAGCCTGATTAAAAAGATTAAATAAAGGACTTACGCTATTACTTTGAATATTTAAAACTGAACCAAGGAATCCTGGAGCATTCTTAGTGATAATGATAGAATCTCGACTAGCATCATCTCGAATTTTAAATATTCCACCTTCAGTCCCAAGATGATTTATACTAAAATCATAACTTTTTCCTAAGTTTGTAACATCAAACAAAAACTTAGTAGAATCCAAGGAATTACGTTCAATATGGAAAATGCTTCCAGTACCAGTCGAAGTTATATTAAAAACAGGAGCATCTTTCGAGGTAGAATCAACTACAATGCTGTATGCAGGTGTTGTAGTGTCATGGTAATGATTCACACTACCATAAATTTTAACACTATCTTCATAAGGGGCAGTAGAATCACCAAGTTGAGAATTCCCATCTACTAATAGATTCTCAACAATCAAACTTGCCGACATATTTGTAACAAAGAGTTCACCATCTACGGTCAAATCCCCATGGATCTCTGCATCATTAATAACCTGCAAGCTGCCCACAGTATAATCAGCCGTAATATCAAGCTTTGAAGGCGTTACAGCACCATCAGCAATAGCCGAACTATCAATTCCACCAGAAGAAAACAAGGCATCAATTTCAGAAATAGTTCGAACCACTTTTCGAGTATCTGTAATCATTGTCGACAAAATATTCGACTGACCAACAGGTCTTAATAACTTTGCTATATTAAGTGTGAGATTCTGAACTGTCCCATCAGGAGAATAATCAGAAGGATTCGGGAAACCTTCAGATACTTTAATATCGGAGACAATGCGAAGCCGATTAGCACTTGGAGACCCTACAACTATATCAAGTAAAGCAGGATCACGGTACTCGCTGCTGGTATCAGCTGATACTTCACCGAGATGAAAATCTACATAAACATAGTCAGTACGGTAAGGCTCCCAATTTGTCCCATCAAGTGTTCTATATATAGCACCATTCGTTCCACCTACAAACCCTGTTGTATCTTTAAATATAACAGCATTTAGGTCCACTCCTGGAGCGATCGTACTATCAAACCAAGTGGTACCTGCATTATCTGTCTGAATTATAACACCATTAGAACCTACAGCCCAACCTTTATGAACATCAGCAAAAAAGATGTCATGTAAATCTACGTTAGTACCTGTAGGGCCTGGGAAATACCAATTATTTCCACCATCCACAGTTTTTACTACTACGCCATTATCACCAACAGCAAAAACAAGATTAGCATTTAAAGCAAAAACTCGGGCAAGATCTCCGGTTCCAACAGGACTCGCTTGCTGAAACCAGTTAATTCCATCGTCACAATTTAATATTACACCAGAAGATCCAACAGCCCAGGAATTAAACTGATCAATAATCGTTACGCCACTTAAATCAGAAGTAGTTACAGGAGTAGCCGTAAACCAACTTAAATTATAACCTCGAATTGTTCCTGATTCTCCTACAACCCAACCATAATTAGATATAAAATCAGTATCTAAAAAATTCAAACTAGTAACAGGGCCTGTAGTCACTGGAGTCCAATTTAATCCTGCGTCAGTTGTCTGGAGCACCGCCCCACTAGATCCTGCGGCATATCCATTATTCGAATCAAAAAATGAAACACCATAAAGACTGTTTGTCGAGGCATCTGAACTCAACCAATTTCGACCATAATCTTGAGAAGAAAAGAAAGGAGAAGTAGTACTTAAATTCGTAAGGGCAAGAGTAGGGGTTTGAAAATTTAAATCAGTAATGGTATATGTAGGACCATTCGGAACAGTCAACGCAGGCAAAGTGGTTTTTGTATAGCCATCTCGAGTTAAAGGTCCTGTACTCGTCTGGTCTTTGTAAGCAATATTACCATTTAAATACAGACGAAAACCTTCAAGGTGCATCACTGCAGGAGTAGTACCATCTCCACCCGTAACCCTAAAATTATTTACGCTATCTAAAGGATTCTGGACAATCTTAAATGCATTGTCAATAGCACTGTCCCCAACCTGAGCCTGGATAAATCTCCGATTGAATGTGTTTGATATGTGATGAAGGTCTCTAAGCTCGGCGTCGGTAAGGTTGGCTAACTCTTGAGCTTGTAAAAGATAGTATCTCTTATCTTCATTAAATAATTCAGGGGCATATTGACCATTATAAGTCTCAGACATTTTAACTACCTTTTTTAAAACAAATGTAAAAGGCCGGTTTAGCTATAACTGGTAATTAATTTTGAAAATTAAGAGATTATTGCTAACGGAATCGACCAGGAGTTCCCAGACGAGACAAAGAATGTCTGTCCAGCATAGATCCGGCGGACTTTCGAGCCAACTCTGCTTGATACGCAGCCGTCGGTCTCATAGTATAAGAAGCAGTCTTTTTCTGTTTTAGATAATACTGCCGATAGGAACCAGATGACTCGGAAGTAGATTGTACAATTTTATTAGCAACCATTCCACCACTGGTCATAAAATCAGTAGCCAAATAAACAGCTCGAGCAAAAGCATCGGAAAGATCATCATGATGACCTTTTAGCTCAGGGGCTTGAACAGAAATCATATATTTAGAATGAATTACAGCCTGAAGTCTTAACATCTCAGTAATCAAAGGCAAATCTTTAGACATTTTTCCATCAATAAGATGAGGCTCGTCTTCGGGAATTCTTAATGTCGCATCTAACATCTTTGTCATTAAATTTTGATAGATCTTTGAATTAAATTCCCTACTACAATGAACAGACTCTATTTGTTTATACCCTTTATCATGAAGAACAGGAAGCATTGCCAATCCATAATATTGGTCCATCATACCCTTACAAATAAAGAATTTGCTGGCACACTCCGCAATCCATTTAGCCATTTCATCTGGTTGAAAATGTTCCTTGCCTTCATCTGAAGCGTACCTAACATCAATAAAATCTAACTCAATAAAATCTCGCAAAGCCCCATCAACAGATTGTTTAGCTATATGGCAAATTGCAATAGCCGTACCGTCATTTTTAAGACCAACGTCAATTCCCATAAAATGAGGTATTCGAGCATAACTCATTTTTTTAGCTTTAAGATTTGGTACGATATTTACTCTGAGAATTTGCTCATTATCAATCCATGCTGAAACACGATCGCTAAACTGAGCCCCGTACTCACACATATAAGAAATCGGATTATCGATGTAAGCCGATCGCAAAGCTTTAGGAGATAGGGTATAATCAACCTCCCAGGTCGGCGCCTGTATCATTAATAAATTGGTACATTCCTTATCCATGGATTTCTGATAAAGTTCATAAAACTTTCCTGTCCTGGCGGCAGGAGAAGAAATACAAATAATACGTCCATCAGGTTCCCCGTCCGGGCGATTAAACCTTATAATGGAAGGCGTAACTGCATTATAGATTTCTTCATCCGATTTATCCACGGAGCTGTCACTCTCGAAGAAATAAGCCATTTCATCCATGACTGCAATAATATTATTGTGTCCACGGAGACCTCTGCCACTACAAGGAGCTGCAACAATTCGCAACGATGGCCGGCCACTTTCCCCGTATTTATCTATATCACGTTGAGTGCTTAACTGCATATAACTGAGTGTGGGCTTATTTCTAAATTTTCGGAAATAATCGGAGCTTTCAAGATGACCTGCAATCCTTCGGAAAAGTTCCGAAGCCTGTTCTTGGTTCGTAGCAAGGCAGGAAATTCGTATCTCATCATCAGGCATGACCCCATAATATTCCTGGGGACTGACTTTTTTCAAAAGTTTATATGTTTCGTAAGCAACCAAGACAGCAATACTGCTTGTTTTTAAACCACGGCGCCCAATAACAAGATGGAGATTAGATCGACTTTTTTTAGGGTCACCTGTGACTTCATTAACATTACAGCGACCCTCATTATATAAGAAATTTAAATACTCTACTTCTGTAAAATGGTAACGATCCTGTTCATTGAACTTATCCTTAATTCGGATTCTTTTTTCGGTGTTATCCAGAGGAATATTGTAATAACAATTGAAGATGAATTTCTGAACAGGAAAAAGAGGAGGAATACCTGCAGTACCAAGACCGAGGCCCCATGGAGCCTCAGCAAATTCAATAATGTTCCGCTCTGTATCATCCTTTAACTTAGCAGAGTTTATAAAGGTAGTACATAGATCAGAAATACTCATTTTATTTTATTTCTATTTACATAACTGTTTTAGCAAGCTTTTCGGCCTTCAACTCCCAGCCTTCGAGATTCTTCTTAAAAGCATGAAAAAACATCTCCCTATATTCCGCAGGGATTTTTATTTCATCGAATGTATTGGATATTATTTGTAAAAACAATTTAAATACTTCTCGAAACTTAGGGCCTCTAAGATCCAAATCACTTGAAGTCCCTACCAGGGCCTGCTTCTGAATAAGGGTTTCAGACATGTATTTTAAAAGAGTTCCGCGTTTCAAAGAGATAAAAGAAGTATCCTTACCATCTCTACCCTTTTTAACACGAAGGTCTTTCAAAGAATTCTGTTCTTCTGCCAGACCCATTAGAACTGTTTTCAAGACCGTGTCAGGAGAATCATCATCTCTAATGGCAATACAAATCTCGTCATTAGACAGCTCCTCAGCAGGCGTGACAGAAACCTCTTCAAGTGTGGTAGGGACCGAAATCATATCCGGTCCTTTCACAGCTTCAAGAATATCGAGATTTAACTGACTAATTTGTGTTGTCGCCATAACTTACCTACCCACTTATGGTTACGTCGAGACCTGAGCGATGATTTAAATCACCAATGTCTAAATTACCTTCAACAACAGGACTCAAATCAATGTCGATATCTCCACTATTCGAACCTTCAAAAAAGCTCAGTATTTCCTGACTCTTAGCTTCAATAGTCTTAGGATCAGGAAGAGTCTCTTTTTTCTTAAGTTCAGGAGCTTTTTCTTTTTCAACTTTAACTGGAGCATTAGCTTTTACGCCAATAGGTGAAGCATTGAAAGCAGTCAAAGCACTGGCCAAAACATTTTTTGCCTGGTCGATCGGGAGTTTACTTGCAAGCATTTGAGCCACATTTCTGATACTATCACCTTTTCTCAAAGATTCTAATGCAGAAGCCTGATGCTCAGAAGTAACAGGTTTTCCTGTAAGATTATAGAAATAACCTTGCTGACCGATCGAACGAGCTGATTTCTCTTTAACTTCTTCTTCCTCTTTAATAGGATTCTTTTTTCCAAGTTTCTTCAGTTCTTCTCCAATAGAATCAGGAATCTCATTCGCAGTAACAAGTTTATCCACATTCTCAGGAATAAGACCGTCAGTAGATATTACCATGGCAAGATATTTTGCAGATTGTTTTAGATCTTCAACAGCATACTTTTTCCCAAGCATCTCTTTAAGATCGCTACGAGACTTTCCTTTTGCTAGCTGTTCCCGAGCAAAAGTAATAATTGGTCGAACAGTCTTAAACCCAAGTTCTTCTTTAACAAGTTTATCGATATTAGCAAGCTTCTCGCCTTTTAAATTCAATTCCTTGTTAGCAACCTCAGCACTGATCTTTACAGGGCCTTTAGCAACCTTAGTTGTCGCCTCTTTAATTTTAACATGCAAGAAAGCCTGACGGAGAGATTCTTTTGAATCAATAATAAAATCTTTACTGATTCGACCAGCTTCTACCAGATGAGTCTTATACTGAGCAAAAAGATCCTCATTATAGGTGACACTTGCTACTACATTCTTACGAAACTTTGAAGCCAATAAACTAATAACGTCGCCATTAACCTTACTTGCATTGACTACAATTTCACGAGCAAGACGGGTACGGTGGAGCTTCAAAAATTCTTCAGCTTCTCGAGCTGAAGAAAAGGCAGAAGCATCGATATAAACATTACCCAATAAGCCTTGTTCACTTGAAAGCTTTCCAAGGGCCTCTTTAGCCTTTAGGATACTATCTGATGAATGTCGAGAACGTAGATGGTCAACAAAGTTCTTGCCCTTGTATCCAAGCATCATAGCTTGTTTGGCATCACGAACAACCTCGTCAACTACTTCGGTATCTTTCTTCTCTTCCTTAGCATAACATGCAAGGGGCTGAGCTCCTGTATTAGGAACAAGATTAATACCTGTGCTCTCTTTAGTTCCCCAAAGATCTGCAAGCTTGGGAAGAACCCGAACTGAATTATTATCAGAGGGGTAATTATCGTAAGAAGCAGGATCCGGGGTCAACCAATCATGATTTACCACAGAAGGATACGTCGGATTTGTACCAATGATATCTTGGGGAAGATCGCCTAACATATTAAGACTCCTTTTTTTAATTTCGAAAATATTTAACCAGAGACTGTTTTACTGCAGAGGCTAAAACCTGACTACCGTGAGCTTTTTTCTCATTGTCTTCTGGTTTATTTTCGTCTTCAAGGGTAACTATATCCTCTGAGTTAATGTCATCATCTATGGCCGGTGTTTCCTCAACTTTATCTACAGCATCATCCTTCTCTTTAATAAGCTCTTTAACCTCAGAATCCTTCTCGGCATTCCAACGAGGATTAGTAAGCTCATCTGCAATACAATCAGCAACATTACTCAACGAATGAACTGACGTATTAATCGCCTGCTTGATCTCATTGACTGGAATAACATAGCCAATGCCTCCAAGTTTTCCATCAGGGCTTATTTCAGGGCTTTTTACACGAGAGAATTCATTAAGAGCTGAAGTTAACGTACCTAAAGCAATACTAACATTATGGAGAATATGCTTCAGATGCTTTAATTTCTTAGGATTGTACGTAAAATCCTCAGGGATCTCACGTCGAAGGGAAGCCCCTGCAGTCTTCATTAATTCTGGATTATCTGTAAATCTCTGTCGTGCCATATTAATGGTCCTTATATTTTAAGAGGCTGTTTAGTGTCTGGATTAAAAAGACGTTCTATAACAACTTTCCCGTTTGTATCCTCACTAATTCTCCATAAGTCCTTTTCGGCCTTATGTACCAAGGTATCAGTGCTTACTCGAAAAAAACTCGAAAGGTCACTTAAGGATGCAACCTTAATCTTATTACCATTAAGATATTCATCCATACCACAAGCTTCTACTTCATGCTTGATCGAATTAGCATCTTTCGAAAGAGTCTCATACATCATATCCCAGGTAGGTTCTTCCATAAAATATCTCCTTTAAAGTCCGTCCGGCCATCCACCGATGTCTCCTCCAGTAGGAGGCTCTTCACATTCCAGACCATCAGGATCAGGGCCGTCACCCCTCGGTTTAACATCTGTAACAATAGGATCATGAGGGGCACTAAAATCCCCTTTACCTATATCTATATCTCTAACAGGTCTTTCCCCCTGCCTGGGGATATCATCTCGTACCATGTCGTAATTATCGTAAAGACCTTCTAAACTTTCAAGAATCTCTTCCGTTCCAGATGGAACTTCATTATCGTAATAATAAGTTACCTGTTCTGGAGGATTTTCAATTTCAGATAAAATTAACCGAGTTGCTATCACCCTCAAACTATCAGCTGTCTTTTTCCAAGGAAACCCAGGATCCTGGTAGATCCGTTCCCATTGTTTAAGAGCACTCTTCATCTTTAGAATTTCACCCTCATCCTCCTCGGTTTCCAATAACTTACGTATATCATCTGGAGGAGTGTTCATATAAACGTTAGCGTCTTCCTTACCTGGAACATTACTTCCAGAGGGAGGGTGAAAGATTGAATCTGCTAATTTACGCAACAAATAATAGTCCTTTTAAAGGAAAGACAACTTGGAGAAATGGTTTGTATTAAAAGATAATTAAGTTTATGTTTCAATTGGACATGTACTATAAATGGATCCTTTTAATAATCTATCAATATTCTTTATTTTAGTGAGCCGAAGTATGCAGGCCAGAAAAGCATACGAGGGTGAGTCCCCTTTCAAGACTCGAGCAGAAGATCCTACTGCTTTTTAAAACGGATCAAAACAGGTTGACGATGAAACGTCACCAGAAGGAGTCCATTATGGATACCGTATCTTTCCCCACATTTGAGTCCCGCGTTCAGCAAGCTTCAAAACTTCTCAAGATCAAAGAATCTGATTTCCTGCAAGCCTTAAAAATTGAATTTGGTATTGAACCAGATGCGGATGGACTTGCACTTCTCGACGCTGAGACCACAACGGAAGACATAATCCTTAATACTTTTAAGGATTACACTTACCCTAAACTTGCTAGATTAGCTCTGGCATCTATTTTAAAAGGCAAAGACCCTTTTAAAAAAACAGAGCCAAAAGCCGAGATCTCAAATGAAATAGACCCAAAACAACCTAGTCCATGGGTCCTCAACACAACAAACACGACCTCAAATTCCCCAGCCCTGGTCGTGGACGGAACTATCATAGCCAATAAATTCGTTGAACTTACAAAGGGTCTCCGCGATCCTAAACAAATGAAAGATCGAGAATTATTGGAAATGTATGATATGGACCGAGATTATGAAGTTGAACAAGAACTTCATCGTCGAGCTAATTTCCAACACTTTATTGTATTAAAACCCTGTGGTTTAGTGTTCGACACACATAAAAGTGTGGGAAAGAAAGCTATTGATATCGAAATGAGTTTAGATCTTCTCAAAAGATCCCGCCGAATGGTTAACCCCTCTATAGTTCGCCAAGGTGATGCCTTTGTTAATGTCTACCGCATTACGGAGCTCAATCCAGAAGATCAAATCATTGAGATTTGTCCTTTCTGTGGCAGTTCTTTATACAAAGGATATTGTGAAGAATGCAATTCAGATTTTAGTGGCATGGACAGTAATATCAAAGCCTTTATCAAACTTATTACTGGAATAAAAAGTTACGATAAATCCGATCGAAGAGCTATACTAGCAAGTGCCAGTAAAGGGCTCGAGGATCTTCGAAAAACATGGCCTCAAGCTGCTAAAAAATATGATGAATTGGTCCTTATAAATGATCTTCCTCGATTAATAGTCAGGAAGAACCTACCAAGTTCAAAACCAGCAGATCCTTTTCATGTTAAAGGTTTAGACTAACTATAACAGGCTCCCTACGGAGGGAGCCACCACTATATCAGAAAGGCAATCTTATGTATAGAGATATATTAGGATTTTCTATAACTCCTTATATGCAAAGGGTTATGAATATCAATGGTTTCTTCGCATCTATTATGAGAGCAGAAAAAAAGACCAATGACAACGGCAAACTTCCCCCAGGAATACCTATCCCAGTTCTCCCAGTCGACTTTTTAAAAGCTCATCCCGAGAACTGGATCGGAGGAGAAGGGTCTTATGTATGTCCAGTAGATTCCGAATGGGGTATATGGTTTAACTGGACAATGAATAACCCTAATAATACTGCAGTACTATCTTCCGTTAAAGGCATGAATCCCCTCACAGGACAGAGGATCGAGGGTTATGGTATAGAAGAGTACCAGGACGAATGCCCAATACACCATAAGCCTTTTAGCAAAGGTAGACTATGCACTGAATGTGGGTTTAAATGGCCAGCTCAAAACTACCTTTCCCAACCAAATAAACTTTATCTCGATGGTTTCCTAACTCCTGAAGGAGTAAGACAGTTTTACTTCACCGAGGACATGGCGAAATCTGTTCCTGAACTTTGTATTGGAAAAGAAGATACAGTTCCAGCCTTTGGATTTTGTTTTTATAAACAAAAGGAATACACTCAAATATGGGAAGGTGGAAAGCACCATAAAAATGAATTCCCTATAAATTTTGATTTTAGACAGTCCATTAGTGGCATTACTGGAATAGGTGGAGTTTATGGTTATCATGGCCCCTCTGGAGTACCTGGTTATCGTGGTGTACGAGGTATACACAGATGCAAGAGCCTAGAAAGTTCAGTGTTAGGGAGTGCATCATCTATGCCCTCAGAACCAGCAATTACTTATACCAGTTCAAGTGGTGGTCCTATCTGTGCTGGAGGTGCCAGTATAGGAGAATCTTTAAATATGGCCACTATGGATTCTTTTAGCACCTCTGAATCAAATATAGAAGGTATTGCTTCTGCAAGTTGTTTTTATAGTTCAGCTGAACTTTCAAATGCAATGGTCCTCCCTCTACGTGAGAGAAGGGATTTCAGAGGAGAAGTAGGAATCGGAGCAGGTGCCCAAATAAAGCAACAGGTTGAAAAGAGTAAATTTACTGTTGAAAGTTGGGAAAATAAACCTACTGGGATAATTCGACTTTACTTTATTTTTCAAGAAGAGTTCGAAAAATATGCTTCAGCAGGATTCAACAATCTCAAAGGAAATAAATTAGGCTATCTTGAAGGAATACCAGTAGGAGGAAATCATGATTGATATACTTTTTATTAGCGATATCACAGGCTCAATGTCGGGATTCATTACAGAGGCTCAAAATAAAATGAAAAATATTCTGAGTCAGCTCACGTCCGAATTCAATGTCGATACTAAAGTTGGGCTATCTCTTTATCGAGATCATCCATCACAAGGGGATTCTTTTGTAACTGTAACTTTCGATTTAATGGAAATTAATATGATACAGGAAAAAATCGACCAAATAATTGTCGGAGGTGGCGGAGATTACCCTGAAGCAGTTCTTGATGGAATAATTGAAGGCATCAAATCAATGAGCTGGAGAGAAGGTTCTAAAAGAATCGCTTTTCTAATAGGTGATGCTCCTCCCCATGGCATGGAAGGGCATAGAGATTATTGTACTTGTGGAAAAACCTGGGGAGAAGCTATACAAGTAGCTGAAGAAAATAATGTGCCAATCTATTCAATCCCACTAACAACCAGCAAAGACGTTCTCGCATCATTCAAAACTTTATCCACTTTTACAGGTGGAATGATGATTCAAACTGGGAATGCAATGGATGCCATAATAAAAACTTTACGAGAAGAATTTAACGATGCTTCCTTAGGGGCTAAGATCTTAGACATGATGTCGAAAGACACAACCCCAGAAGAAATATGCAAAATGTTAAATATAAATAGGGATAAATTATCTGAATTGGAAACTAAAACATACAGTTACTAAACTGTAATTATCAACAAATAAATCCTCTTTATTGTATAATTATAATAAGGAGGATTTATGTCTGATAAAATTCAATCATCTCAAAACAAAGATCTGGGACCAATTGGAGTTATAGCCGTTATTATTTTAATTTCGGCTATAGTATTTCTTACTTTTGATTTTATTATTATACCCGTTTATCACGTTTTTACACCTGATGAGAGTAGAACTACTCACATAGATCGACCACCAGCGGGTTCATCAGGATACGACGAACATGGGTATGACACACCAAGGCCAAGATAATCAAGAGGAAGCTGCTGCTTGAGCAGGGACAATAATTTTTGAAACACTGTAGGGATTGGTACAACAAATACCAATCTCTTCAAAAAACACCCAACCTACACGTAGAGTCCTGGGATCATCGGCACATAATATTGTCAAATCCCCTCTCATAGGCATTATCCCTGTAAATTCAGCCTCAGCAGTAACATAAACTTGATTAGCAGGAACCACACGAGAAACAACAACATGAGCTCCAAGAAAAGTTCCCATTAAACCCATGTTATTAAATTCTCTACTACCTATTATGTCAAGAACATCAGGAGGAATTATTACTCGAGCCTGTAAAAAATCAGCAGGATTCATAAATATATTTGCTACTCTTAAATCATTACGTTCAATAAGGCTAAAAGCTTCCATTAACGTGGGCATATTAATCTGAGGAGCCTCTATAACTCTTTCATGACGTTGAGTTATGGCATCCAATACTGTGACCATTCCCGTATTTTCTACAAGAGATAATGCATTAACAGCTGATTCTTGAGCCCGTTCTACACTGTCGAAAACCCGTTCTCTTATTACCCGTAAGGGTATTTCCTGGTTAGTAGAACATTGAAACATAGGAATACGACCACGCCCTAATACTGCAACAACTTCTTCTCCTGTTTCATTCAAAGCAAAAGAAGTAGTAACCGTATCATATATAGCACTAGATCCAGGAGGAAGATGGTCTACTCTAAAGGCTCTCCGAGCAATGGACATTAAATCCAGTCTCTGACGTAAAGGTTGCATCATTGAGGCAGCTAATCTTTGCCGTCCCTCATTTGTCTGTATAAGACCTCTTAATAAATCATCCCTATCAATAGCAGGAGGCTCGACTTTTTTCTTCTTAGGTTTTGGAAGTTCAGGTAACACTACCTGAGATAAGATTGGAGGATCTTTGCCTAAAACTATACTATACCGATCCATGAGATAGAGCTCCAGGAGGAATAGGGCTTACTGAAAAAGCTTGTCGAGCAAGAGAGGTGTAATCACGTCTGGCCCTCAAGGGCCCAGCCATTAACTCTGCAAATCTATATCTATTCTCAGAATCTTTTAGATAATCAGCTAAAACTCCTTTTTCAGAAGGAGTTATCTCAGGTTCTTTGTAAACAATCACCTTAACTTTAACATAAGGAGACTCTTTACCTAAGGCTATACTATAACGATCCATATTAGCCTCTAAGTCTGCATTGAAAACACAGCGAATTTACCACGGTCAAAGTGGGGCAATATTACTTCATGTAATTTATACAAATTTTCTTTTATAAAAGATAATAAATTATAATACTTCTTAAGATCAGGATTCCCCTTCATTTCCTCTTTTAACCTTAATAAACACTTTTCAAAACGATGTCGCACTTTGACCTGAGTCATCTTTTTCTTTTCATCAATCAGATTATATTTCTCATTTATTAATTGAGCCGTTTTACTTTGACATGTAGTCTTCATCATGTATTTAATAATTTCACGTTCAATCTCTTCAAACAATTTCGACAAATCACAGTCAATTTCTTCTTCTGTAATTTTTGGTAAATCACGTAGGAATATTAATCTTTTCTTAGCTCGAGAAAGACGGCTCGATATTGCTCCTTGAGTCACACCAAACATCTTAGCTATATCTTTCTGGTTTTTACGATCGACATAATAAAGTTCCACCAGATCATACTCACGAAGAGGAAGTCGATTAAGAAAGGGCTTTATCTCCTCGAAAGCAACAGACTCATTCATAAAGTCACCGTATTTTATAGCATTCTCGTTAGAAAATCTAGCATCCATCTCCATAAAATCCATGTTCTTTAATACTGAGCTTACCTTCATGTTTACCTGCTTTCTTAATCAAATAAAGAAAAACTTTTAATGGCCGGACTTCTTCTATTAGAAAAGCCCGTGACGTCGGTAAAAACCTTTGTGAATGTTTCCGGTCTTATAGAGTTCATTTCATACTTTTCTATTACAGGAGCTATCAACAAAGGATCCGGAATACCTTTAGTAATATCAAAATTAAGATCTTCTTGAAGTTTAACAAGCCCCGTATTGAGGTATGCCTGAGATTCAAAACCTAATAAGGATTGTTTAGCAAAGTGGGTTAATTTTTCATTCTCCAAATTCTTATATATTTCTTCTGGGCTCTTATATTTCTTAACAAGATCAACAATACAAGCACTACGTAGCATTGATACCCCAGGAATATTATCAATTTTATCACCCCGAAAGCAAAAATAAGAGACTAAATCTTCAGGGCCAACACCATATTCTTTTTTAATTTCTTCCTCATCAAAAGTCCTCTCAGGCCTAGCCCCTGACTTGGGCCTGATAACTATCACCCTACCATCTTTGACGAGCTGTAGCATATCCTTATCGGCCGTATAAATGAAAATCTGATTATCTTCTTCAAGAAATCTTTTAGTAAGAGTGGCAATAACATCATCCCCCTCTTCATTTTCACATTCAGCTTGATCAACATTTAAGTGTTTGAAGAGTTCTTTAAGATCTAAGACTTGTTCTGAGAGGGTGAATTTAGGTCGGGTGGCTTTATATTCGGGGAATAATTCTTTACGTCTTCTTGAGTAACTATCCCAGGCAATTGTAACATGGCACTGAGGAAATCTATTTTTAATTGAGCGTAGACTAACTAAAAAACCATACACACTTCCCGAAGAGACTCCTCGAGTTGTCTGTAAATTTAAAAAGGCAAAATGGGATCGAAAAACAAGCCCGAATCCATCAATTATTAAATGGTCCATTTTTTCTCTTTTTCAAATATTTACAAATTTTAGCTATCACGTTTTTTGTACGCCATAAAGTAACAGGGCCTATTTTAATTTCCTGTAAATGACCTGGATAAGCATAAAAAGGAGCAGATTTAGTTAATCTAATATGCCAAGAATTCCAGTCTTTACATAGATTCATCATATTCTTCCTTTATCTCACGCCCTATAACTATAATATCTTCTATCTTTTCAAGAAGTGTGGCAGGAACTGGAGCAATCATCTCTCGGGAAACCCTTTTAATTTTTATCATTATCGTTTTTCCGCTATCTTCAATCGAGATCACTTCTCCAGACAATCCTTTAAAAATGCCATCCAGAACCTTAACCTTATCTCCAACAGAATAGCGTCTCCGAAGCGAATGCTTTAATTTTCTCTTTAATACGGCAATAACAGTTGAGTTAACCGTTTCAAATCTTCCGCCATGACAAAGAGCTCTTGCAAAAATTCTCTGTTCCTTTATATTTACTAAGCAACTTCGAACATGAGGGCTATCTTTTATAAAAGCATAGCCTTCCATAAGAACGCTCGAACTTGTGTATGATCCTATTTTCTCATGGTATATAGGAATAAAATATTCTTCAGCATCTCCAAACATCGTAATCATAGCAGCTTCTATATCACGATATTCGATAGATTCAGAATTATCACTGATTTCAAGAATTAGGTAATTAGACGACACCACCACGGCCTCCTACCAAAAGTCTCGAGAATTCTTCGGGAGATAACTCATCCTCATCCAAACTGTTTTCCCCTGTACGGTTCTCTTTTGGTAGTGGCCAAACGGCCGGTACTCTTTGTGGATCTTCTTGCTCCGTTTTTGTGTTTCGCATCTGATGTTCCCGTAGGACTCTAGTTTTTTCACTGAGGTCCATTTTTCTAAGGGAATCGAAAGATAGCGAAGAAGCTTTTGTAGTCTCCTGTGGTATTGTTACCGCAGGAGCATTTTGTGTTGGTATTGAATTTTGAGGAACGACTATTTTAGGGGGTTCCTTTTGCACGAAAACATTCGAGCCAAATTTATAATGCAGAATTATTAAATCGCTCTGCATTCCTATTTTATCAACAAATTTATCCCTAGATATGAGATAATTCAAAAATTCTAATAAGGCATAACCATGGACTTCTTTTAATTTCAGTGAGTACTCACTATAAGCAAACGTACCTTCATACCCATAAAGAGCCTTGCAAGCCTCATTAACCATGGTCAAAAGCTGGTTATAAAAATCAAAAGGAGTCAGATAAGCTGAGATCGACTTATATGACTCCATTACTTTCGGAAGATCTTTCCCGAGATTCACGAGTATATTAAAAATCTCGGCAGTATAATCTCGAGAAATAACTTCAAAGTTTTTTACTGTGATAGACCCAAGATAAGCCACTTCCTCTAATAAATTTAAAGCTATTCTTACATGACCCTCAGACCTGACAGAAATCAAGCTTAAAGCTTTTTCTTCGTAGATAAGTTTTTCTTGGTCACACACATACTGCAATCTTTTTATAATAAGACCTAAATCAACTTTATTGAACTGAAATTGAGTACATCGATCCCGTAACGGTTTTTTCATTTTATCTGGATCAGTTGTACAGAATATATAAATCAGGTGTTCTGGGCATTGCTCCACCTGTTCAAGAAGAGCATCCTGACCGGCCTTACTTATATCGTGGCATTCGTCAAGGAGTATTATTTTTTTCTTAACAACAGATAAAAAAGAAGCCTCGTTTCGGAGTTTTATCATATCATCTTTTCCTCCGACCGAGGCTGAGTCTAACTCTATGTACCCAAAATGCTGTTGCTTAGTAAAAAGCTGGCAAGATTCACAGACCCCACAGGGTTCACCATCTACTCTACTATCACATAATGAAGCCTTGGAAAAAATTCTACCTAGTGTTGTTTTACCAGTTCCTGGAGGACCGGAGAATAAATAGGCTGAACCATACGTATTTCTGGCAATAATAGCCTTAAGTACTTCTACTGCGGCCTCTTGGCCAATAACTTCTCCGAACTTAGAAGGTCTGTATTTTTGTGAGAGTTTCGTAAAAACCGCCTTAAAATTAAGAAGTTAAGAGATTAAACAAATTTAATTATCTTTTAATACCAGATAATAAATCTTGTTCTAACTCATATTTTAATAATACTCTTTTGATATATAAAAATCAAGTGGTTTCGGTGTTTTTGTCACGAAATCCACGAAGATACATTTTCCAACTACAACCAAACATCTGGTTTTTAATAATATAAAGCTTAGCTGTTCTATTACAATCCCTCAAATAACTTAATTTTGCGAAGGCTTCTCGAAAAGGGACATGATCCTCCTGATAAACTATTTTTAAAGGAAGAAGTTCTGGATGACGCACGAAGTACTTCTTTCCTCGAGCTTTATAGATCCCAAACATCTCTCTTTTCATGTCCCGTGCTATACCAGTAAAAAAGGAACCATCGGCACAGGCTACGATATAAACCGTCCAACCCATGCCTTGTAATCGGATCTCTTTAAGTTCCTGTTCCTTTTTCGATACGTATGTCATTTAAGCCTTATCAAAAAGAAGACCAATAAGCTCACCAGCCAATTTTTCAATACGTACTCGAGTCACAACATCAAAATCCTTAGCAAGAATAGCCATACGATTCACAAAGTCCCACCTATTCTCAACTGGATTACTTTCAATTTCCTGAAGAAGAAGAGTATGAAACTTATCACTAAGACCTTTTCTAAGCCTAATATTCTGCAAAAGATCTCCCGCATCTTCCTTTTTTATTATAGTTTCGTTTGCCGATTTAACTCTTTCTTCCAGATCAGATAACTGTTCCTGCAAACAACCGATCAAACGTGGAAATAATTCCCTCAAGGCAGCAGGCTGAATCCCTTCATAATTGGTCTCGAAGTAAGATTCTCCACTATAACTTGCAACCATAGCTCCTTTTGAGGCATTCCGAAACAACATGGTCTCTACAGATATAGGAGTAGCTCCAAGCTCACTCGCAATGACCGAGAATCCTGTAGAACACTCATCGCCACAAACCGTGAAAACCTCATTGGAAATAAATCTTACATGTAGAATTATATCATCTCGATCGTCGCCAATAACAAACTCTACTCTAAAAGCATCCTTAATCGCTTCGGCAATCATCTCTACGACTTCCGCATTGGGAATATTTGTAAACTCAACTGGAAGTAAGGCCCTAATAATGTCCGAGTCCTCGGTCTTGGTCTTACGTAGCTTTGCAAGAACAGCCGACTTATCGGGCTTAATAGTAGGAAGCCAACATTCCACGAGCTGGTTCTTCATATACTCGGGTTGTTTAGCAAAAAAAGAATAAGGAATCTTTTGAATCTTACAAAACTGCTTTGCAGCATGAATAATCTTAGGATCCCTTGGATTCTTAGGGTCGTTTTTAAAAAAATACGACCGCATGGGAGTGTAAAGCCTCATCTCACTCTCTTTTGCTTCGAACTTCAAAGCCTGGAAATCAAGGCATTTTTCTTCACAGCCCTTTTGGTAATCCTGCAGTCTCTGAATAAGCGTTGCTAATTCCTTGTCCATTTTATCTCCTTTATTGAATCGTTTTATTAAAATCATTCAAATAATTTCTTAGTTTAACTCTATCACCACTCTTTAAGATATCTTTTAATACAGGTTCAAATTCTTCATCATCAGACTTACAATTTCTTAATTCTATTCTAAAATCTTCTTCACACCCTTGACAAAGATAACCCATGGAAGGGTATTTTAGAGGCTCCCTTTCTTTAGCCTTTGCTGACCATATATCATTACTAGGATCGTCAGCAGGAATCAGATTTTTATTTAAACAGGAATGAGCCCTCATTGCGTATATAAATTCTTTAAAAGACTTATACATGATTCATCTCCTCTA